GGCTCTCTCTTTTGCTGCTGCTTCTCTTGCGGCTTTTGCGGCGGCTGCGGCTCTCTCTGCTGCTCTGCTGTTGGCAGCGTCTAATAATGTTTGCATGCTCTCAATGTGTCGTACTGCGTTCATTGTTAGTTCATCGTATCTTTTTCGCTCGTCTGCTGTAAGCTCTGTTGTAAGCGTTGCAAACTTACTAATAACTGTTGTTATTCTATCTGTTAAGTTTGCTTTTACAACAGATACACAGCCGCGGGACGTCCCGTCTGCTTTGATACCTTGCACCTGCTCAACGTTGCAGATACGGACTTCACCATAAAAAACTGTGTAATGTTGTGCTGGCTTCTCGCCCGTCAATCTGAGTTCGTAACCGTCTAAAGATTTGATATAATCTTTTGTTTCTTTTGCATTCATGTTTACACATGCTGCTTTCAATTGTGCCTTGATAGTTTCAGGACTCAACACATCATTATTGTTTGTGTTGTTTGTGTTAACTTTGCTGCTGTTTTTTTCGCTGTTTTTCATAATGATAAATTTTTAAGATTTGTAATATTGTTTATTGTTTTTTTTGTTATTTGAACACATACTCTGTTTGCTGGTAAATTCCTGAAGGCCGTTGGTACACCGTATAAAAACCAAAATCTGTGTACTCGAATTTAATTAAACGGCCTGCCTCTAAATTTTTTAAGTTTCTTTTTATATACCTATCTTTTAATGTTTGCGGGACGGTTACCGTTTCATAATTTGTAATAATGTAATTTTCCATAACTTTAATTTTTTAATGTTTATAAATTTGTTTATTGTTTGTCTTTGTTTGACGGAGCAAAAATACAACATAAAAACCACATGCAGCCAAAAAAAACACTATTTTTTCAACACTACATCGTTAATAAAGTACACTGTTATTTTGTTGGCTTTTAATACGTTACGGCGTTTTAGTTTGTTTTATTGGTACATTGTTAATTAAAAAAGTCGCTTTTTGCCACCTCAAAAATTGCAAGTTTTAGACTTTTGCCAAAAAAAACGGACTTTTGCCCGTTGTGTTTGTAGCTTGTTTTTTTGCCATTACATATATATATATAAAATCAAGCCACCAGCCACAGAAACTCCTTTAGTGTATGAGTGCACTAATACACCGAAACGCAGGGATCACCCACAACTAAAAATATAGTTACATAATTATCTTTATAGTTACACAATTATCCCGTTAGTTATATAACTAAACAATTAGTTGAGTGTATGACCTGACTAACACAACGAAACACCTAACGAATAACTTAAATGAATAACTATAAAATTAGTTACACAACGAATTATTTAGTTAAGTGTATGAATGACTTAATACACCTAACGAATTATTTAGTTATCCGATTGACTCCATACAATACAGAACAAACAAACGGACAACGATTGACTCCAACGACCGACTTATCCGACTGAACAACAACGACTTATCCGACTTACTTAAAGTCCCACTTCAAGTAAATGAACAATCAACATCCAAACGAGGATTGAATAATCGACCAACGAACGGACAACAACACAACTCCGCACAATCCTCAACGAATTATCCGAACCTAAACGATTGATCCCCAAACGATTGACTATCCGGCAACCAACAACAAATGGACTTGAAGTTTTCCTTTAAGTGAACGCTGTAACTCCTTGACTGTTAGGGAGATATCCGCCGAATGATTGACAATTTTTTCGCCGAAACTCCAATATATAGGATAATATATATATATTCCATATATAGGATAATATATAAAGGATATTTATTTATACTATTGACTTGTATTTATAACAGATAGGATAACAATAAAGAAAGAATATACAATAAAGGACAATAGTAAATAGGAGTAGCTATATATGTAGTTTCAGTATATACGGAGTAGATGATATATTGTTTATACTCCTTTATATATTATAGACTATAATATTATCCTTGTTTATTTTTTTTTTTTTTTTTTTTATAATATAGATACTATAATCCTATATAGTCAGTAAATAAATAAGTCCTTAGTATATATATAATAATCCTTAATATTGCGTCCACATTTTTATAAAAATATTGGTACGGTATTAAAGAATAATATATATATAGTAGCGGCGGCCGTTTTTTTTCGTTGGTGGCTGGTTTTTTGCTTTTTGCCGTTGGTTTTTTGCCGTCTAAACTTGTTAACAATTACAAGTTATATAGTAACCAGCGCACCGCAAAAAGCGTATAAATACCTTATTTATAGCCATTTATAGTATTTATTCAATGTATTAGTTATTCACAATTGATTGTTTATAAATAATTTTAATAGTATATTGTTTTATTAAAATAATATGTATTTTTGCATATCATTTGAAAGCACAATGAATGCCGCCGGTGACAATAAGAGCGGAGGAGTGTTTCGGAATGGTCAGGACTCGGAAAGGAAGTAGTGAAGCCAAGTCCGAGGATGTATGAGAGTTCTTTGATTTACTGGCGTACTGTGGGACTGTGAAGTCCCACGATGAGTTCGGACGAATACGCTCCGGCGACCGATTGGCGGATGAGGCATCGCGCCAGCACGGAAAACCATAAAAGGATTCAGACGTGTCGATTTCCTTCTGTTAGACGTGTGATTCATTCTTCCAACAAACCCAATCGGGGAACGATTTATATGGAGCCACTTGGTGTCAAGCCTCGGATGAGGTGCAGTTCTGGGTTCGATTCCCACGGCTTCCGCTGATTAACTTTTCACTTAAATCCAAACAATAATGAAAAATTCCGAATTGATTTACAGATTTGTCGCGGGAACCGCCCGCGACGGACAGCACACCGGAAGTGTGTCTGTCAAGGACAACAAACTCTATTCCTACGCAACCTGCATCGCGGAGCGCGTCGTGGACAAAATCGTGGTGAACGAAACCAAGTATTCCGTCACCACGTCCAAGCACCAAAGTTATCTGTATGGTGCTATCCGCCGCTACAACGAGTGCGCGGAATTCGTGAACGGCATAATGCGCGAGACGTACCGCCTTTCGGATGCCGTTTAACCATCAAGGAAATCGGGCGGGAGACTGCCCGACTTCCTCTAAATTCACTTAAAAATCCAATTATTATGAGCAAACTTATGATTTCCTCCGTGGTCATGCAGACCATAGGAGTGGCTTTATGGATTGCCGCGTGCGTTGTCAAGGCGGCGAACGGGATTTCTGACGGATGGGTTGATGCCGCCGTCCTTGTGCAGGCTGTCGGCTTGCTTCCGGTATTGATTGAATCAAAGATTGAGGAACGCAAGTTGTAGGTAACCAACGGGCGGACGGTCTTTGCGGGCTGTCCGCTTGCTACAATTCACTTAAAAAATCAGTATTATGGAAAACTTTATCTGTTATGTCACGGGATTGTTCAACCGTGACTCCGAGTTGAGCAGAAACGCTCAGAATGTCCGAACGATTGTCAGCGAGGAGCTTTCCTCGATGAACGAATGCGTCACGGACTACATTGTTCGCACCATTTCTTCCGCCGTATGCGGCAACTTGGGGATTGCGTAGGCGAACGACTTTATCCCGAACGACCTTTGCGGGTTGCTCGGGAGCGAATTATTCACTAAAATCAAAAAAAATGGGAATTATAGAACAAATCGAAAAAACGTACAAGGACAATCCGATGTACATGGTTAAGTTCTCTATAAACTACGAAGGAGAGAACTATGACGGTCTTGAAATCGGAGACGTTGAACAATCCGAAATGCAATGCGGAACTATGGTTCAGTACCAGCCGATAACATACGAAGGAGTTGAAGTTGGATATGTACGAGACCGCATTTCAGGGAAACTGTTTGACCCTCCTGTTCAGTCTTACTGCCATTTTTTAGCCGACTGTTCAGAAGATGATATTCTTACTTACGAACAGAAGTCCGATGTTCATTTCGCAGACTGCGGAGAACATTTTGAAATGCAGTTTGCAACGATGAAGGATTTGTGGAATTATGTTTACAACGCTGGCGTCCTTGACGAAATCATTGCAAAAAAAGAACTTGCTGAGGAATACGGCGGGTTTTATTGCTAAAAATTATCCGTGGTGAGGCTTGGCCGCCTTTCCATGGGCGAAAATTCACTTATGTTTAACCAAAAAATTAGTCATTATGGAAAAGAAAATGATTTCAGTTTTAGAGGATGATTTCAACCGTCTTAAAAGAGAGGTTGAGGAACTTCGTGCAGAGAACAGAGAACTCCGCAGAGGCAGCGAGCGGTACGACTACCGCGAGCAGGTGACTTCCGATGTCAAAGACGCTGTTTATGAGCGTTACACAAAAGAGGAAATTCGTGAGCGATTGGAAGACCGCAATGACTTCGAAGAGGAGTTGAACGATGACCTCTTCATGTCGGATTCAGTGACTGGCAACGCGAGTGGCTCTTACTTCTGCAATACGTGGAAAGCCGAGAACGCTCTTATGCACAACCTTGACTTGCTTGGAGAGGCAATCGAAGAGTTTGGCGGTGTCGGTAATGTTCTTGAAGGCGGAGCCGAGGTTTGCGATGTTACAATCCGCTGCTACTTGCTTGCAGAGTGTATCTCGGATGCCATTGACGAAATCGAGGATGAACTTGACGAAGAGAGCGAAGAAGACGAAGAATAACCACGACATTTCCCGCGTTGGTTTGACCGCCTGCGCGGGAACAAGTTTCACTAAAACCTTAAAATTATGTGCTACAAAATCAAAGTTAATGATTCAATCGGTGTGGCTATGTTCGGAAAATACCATTCTCCGCGCCACGCTGAAATCGGTATGCGTGTAAACGGCATATCGGGGACTGTTGTGAAGTCCGAGCCGTATGAGCTTGCGACATTCACAATCCAACACGAGTTCAACGTGTTCAACATGCTTGGAAAGGAGGTTCGGTCATGAGTTCAAAACGCTGCACGAGAATCCTCGAAAAATGGTTTGAGGAAGACGGTCAAGAACTTGCCGACTACATCCTCGACCTTTGCGAGCAATATTGGGAAGTCAAGCTGCTTGAAACCATTGACCACGAGGACGGCTCTGTCACTTGCCGATGGGCTGTGACGGAGTGACAAATTCGGTTTGCGGTGGGGATACCTGCCGCATTCCGCTAATTCACTAAAAGCGTTTTTAAGCCCTATTTTGAGCGTTTTTAATCTTTTTGAATATCTTATACCAAAAAGATATTTTAACGAGAAAAAAACGGCAAATAAAGCGCAAATAAACGTATTTTTTGAAATATCATTTATTAACTAAAATATCAAAAGTATGAAAAGCATTGAAAAATTATCAGCTGCGTTGGAAAGTCTTACTCGGGAATTTTCAGAATCAAAAAACAGTGTCGTGTCGGATGCCATCATCGCCATTCACGAGTTCATCGTTGACAACGCGCCCGTCAAAAAGTCGGAGTTGTCGGTTTGGGAGTTTGTGTCGAACGACAAATTGAGACCGAACATGATGACGGTGTTCCACGACAACGATTGGAAAGCGGCTGTTGCAACGGATGCACACGTTTTGTTCGTCAACCCCTCGGAGTACATCGACAGCACCGATGCCGAGGAAGCCAACGGTCAGAAGTTCGACTATGACGGCTACACAGGATTGATGCGCGACAAGTACGGCAAAGTCGTTGAACGAGACAACGGCACGTTTGGAGACCGCTACCCGAATTACCGAGCCGTAATTCCCGCCGAGGACAGACAGATGCCGTTCGAGGTGCGCTCCGACTTGAAGCAGTGCCGAGACATCGTGAAGTCAACGCTGAAACTTCGGACTGGCAAATCACGCAGCGAGAGCAACGCGCAAATCTGCATCAACAAGGATTTGAACATCTGGATTGGCGAGAAGTACGTTGACATCTTAATTCGCGCAGGCGTTGACTGTTGGACTTGCTCGAAAAAAAATCCGAGCGGTAGTGCGCTTGTCAAGCGTTTCGCTGACGGCAGAATCCTTTTGATGATGCCTATGCTTGTTGAGCGCGAGGCTTGGGATTGCCAAAGCCCCGAAGATGGAATTGACCTCGTGAACATGGTCAAGTTCTACGTCTAACAGGTTATGCGGGGAGAAATCTCCGCACAGCCGCAAATTCACTAACAACTTAAATTCAAAACAATATGGAAAAAGATTTGAACCTTATGTCTGCAAAGTCCCAGATAGAGGGCTTGCAGCGGATCGTGAAAAGATACGAGCGGAAAGCCGAAAACGCTATGACAAACACGGCGGCATCCCGTTATTGGGGTCTTGCCGCACGTTACAGCGGGAGAATCGGCGAACTCAGACGCTGGGTTGCCGAACGCGAGTTGAACATTGTCGGAAAGGAGGTGGCGGTATGTTAATCGACGCAATCCTCGACAGACGAGCCGACAGAGAGGATGGAATCTTCAACTATGACCCAAAGAAGTTGTATAATTACCTAATTGATTCTATTCATCCGTCATATCATGATGTAGCACGCGCCATGGACAAAGGCTCGAATATGGAAGTGCAAGCCGAAATGTGCGCCTACATTGACTTGGAAGAGTACAACCCAAACATCAAGTGCTTCGTGAACTCTGTGGATTGGCTGACTGCCGACCCTCAGAAGCCGAAACAAGAGATTTTTCAAGAAATCCGCGCCTACAAATCACGCGAGGATATGTTCGCTCACAATCCTCTCGACTTGAAGTTTGTGGTAAACCAAAACCCCGATTACCGTGAGCGTTACGAAAAGGAGTACGCTCGCGGTGTTGCGGCAGGATTGACGGTGAAGTACGCTCGCCCCGTAGTGGCTGTCTTGACCACGATAGACGGCAAGACGGAGGTCACGGAAGTTCACCAAGCAAGACGCTGCAAGTAACCTTGTTTCCCGCGAGGCGAGAGCCTTTCGGGAAACCTACAATTCACTAAATGTTTAACCAAAATTTCGGTATTATGAATGGTAATTATCCTTTGGGCGCGGAGTATCTTCCAAACGCGCCTTTCAATCAGCCAGAACCGATTGAAAAAGACTATGACGTGGAAGTGACGGCAACGCTGTCTTGTTCCACGACAGTGACAAGCAATGACGCTTACTATGACGAGGACGGCGAGCTTTGCGAGGAAAATGTTTGTCTCGGTGTTGACTTTTACAACCAAAAGCACTCTCCAAAAGACTTAATCAAGTACTTGTACAACATTCTTCGCGAGCATCCCGAAATAAAGTTCAGCGACAGAAAAAGTGTGCTTTACAGCTGCGGAATGTGGCTTGCCGGCAACGAAGACCTTGAGGTCGAGGAGGCTTAACGTAACAACCCTTTGAAAGAGTCCGCAATCGCAAACTCGGACGTTGACTTGTTGGCTGCTCGGAAAAAGCCGCGAAGCCCGTCTTGCCGTTCATCGGGAGAACACGGTGCGTCCTTGCACAACCTGCTGCTTTGTAACACGCACTTGGCGCATCTGTTCTCCCCGTTGTACGGCATGAAAGTTGCGAAAACATCCTTGCCGTTGCCTAAGTCGTTCTGTTTGTTCGTTATCTTCATCGCTTGTCAATTTTGCGGCAAAAGTGCGAAATTTGCGCGAAAAAACAAGCGGGATGGCGGCAAAAAATTTGTGTGTCGGTTCTAATCGGCTGATTTATAGCCACAAAAAAATTATTGTTTAGTATAACAACGTATTGAAATAAATTGTATATTTGCTCATCAAAATTAAAACAATATGATTATTTACATTTTGATTGGTGCGCTTGGGTGGATTCTTGAAGCCGTTGGAGGCGCACTCATTGGGAAAGAACCCAAGTTATAGTTCCACGACCCCGCCTATGTAGGTAAAGTCTGGAAAGCCACGTAGTTCAGTTGGTTAGAACGGAGTGACATATGTCGAGCGGTCGCGGGTTCGAGTCCCGCCGTGGCTTTAAAACATCACTAAAAACCAAAAATATGAAAAATTTCAAAATCAGAAAAAAAGGCGTTGGTATGCGCCTCGGATTAAAAGACATCTATCATCTTCGCGGTAGGGTATTTGAAAAGGGCGGAGAACTTATGTATATCGCCCAAGTTGACATTTACTGCCGAAATGGATATGACGTGACCGTGTATGTAATTACAGAGGGTTACAAGTCCTTGTATTCCCGCCTTACGTGGCTTGACGAAGACACCGAAACGTGGATTGGGGAAATCGTTGACCAAAATGGATGCGCGGTTAACGAACTTGTGATTCCCGCGAACGTATTGATAAATTAACTATTCACCAAAAAACCAAAAAATTATGGAAAGAAACGATTTTAGAGAACTCGTGTACGATGCCATTTGCACCGTCACGGACAGCGAAACCGCCAACATCAAGGCAGACCTCGCGGCCGACTTGCGCGAGGAAATGTTATCAAGAGTGGTTGAGTTTGAGTTTATCAAGAAAGACGGCTCGACCCGACACGCTTACGGGACAATCTGCCCCGACTTTCTGCCGCAAGTTGAGAGTGATGGCAACCCGAAGAAAGCACCTTCCGCACCGAACTATTCTTGTTTTCGGTATTATGACACCGAGAAGCAAGCGTGGAGAGCGTTTTCGGTTGTTAACCTCGTCTCTTTTGAGAAAGGAGGCGAGCAATGAAGTATTGTCATATATCTGTATATTGGAACGACCTCAAAGGCGTTTGGCAAATCTTGGGGTTCAAGGAAGAAAATTCTGACATCTTTGATGTTCTTGCCGAGGTTTACAAACCGGACATTGAGCATGAGGACTTTTACGTTGAATATAAGAAAGAAGATGCAGAAACACTTGTTTCGGAAGAAATCGAAAAAATAAAATGCGGCTATTACATTGAATTTTAACTAAAAGTTGCGCACGACACGGATTAAGTGCATATTTTTAATGGATAACAAAAAAATGTTAGAAGAATTTGAAAAATTGACGAAACCTTTGAACGAATGGTTGCAAAAAAACGGGAACCCTCATCAGCAAATCGTCATTTCGTTTGACGGCGCAGAACTTGTCGAGGGTGTAATTTGCGTTCCGTTTCAAGTGAATGATTAAAAAAATATTCAATATGGTAGAAAACGTAGAAATTATCAGAACAGAAATGGAGCGTCTGAACAAGGGCATTCGGACGCTCGCCGAAGAAATCGGCACAAGCACCGCCACCATCGTCAAAGCCCGCGATGGGAAGAACGTGACCACCGACACTTTGGCGGCGGTCGCAGAGGCACTTGGGCTGAAAGTTGTAATCGTCAAGGTCGAGAACGCCGATGTCAAAGCGTATCAACGCAAAAAGCCCGTAAAGAGAAGAAGGGCGAAGAAAATCCCCGTGCCGAGAATAAACAAGTAAACAATCACTAAACACCAAAAAAAATCATTATGGAAAAACAAACAATCACCACAAAGGTTGAGACAATCTCACCGAACACCGCGATGACTTACCTCAAAAACGCGGGAAAAAACCGAAAGTTATCGGAGAAAAAAGTGCAGGACTACGCCAAGCAGATGACCGATGGCGAGTGGGTGCTGAACGGTGAACCCATCATCTTCGGCAAGTCCGGCAACCTCATTGACGGGCAGCACAGACTTCGTGCGGTCATCTATGCAAACGCAAGAGTGCAAATGCTTGTCGTGCGCGGAGTCAACGATGAATACTTTGACAGCATTGACAGCGGAAAGTCACGTTCTCTGCAAGACGTGTTTTCTTGCAAAGATATTGCCAACTCTCAGTTGATTTCTTCCGTTGTGAAGAAATTCTACATCATGTGCAATAACCCGAATGCGTGCTTTTTCCGTGATTACAGCAAAGCAACAGCGAGCAGAAAGAAGATGCTTGAAATATACCACCGACACGCACAAACATTTGATTTTGCCGCTCAATTCGGGGCGAATATGTACGCGAAAAAGCGGCTTGCGTCACCCGCAAACATAGGCGCGATTTACGCATACTTGATGATTGTCAAAGAACACGAGCAAGAAAAGATTGAAGAGTTTTTCTGGTTCTTGTTCGGCAACAAAGATTATGCTATAATACCCGCTTATTCTGCATCGCTTGAAGTGAGAAACCGCATCATATCCGCAGCACTTTCTGGAAAGAAATTCGAGCCGAAGACATTGCAAAATATGTTCGCTATTGCTTGGAACTCTTTCATTGAAGTCAAAGAGGTAAAAAGGCTGAACGTCAGCAACGAGGAAATCATTGAGTTTTTATAACAAATCAAACAACAAATCATTATGAAAAACATCCAATTAAAGTCAATCTCCCTCAAAGAATGGAAGGGCAGAAACATCAACATTGATTTCAACCAAGACCAGCCGACAACCATCACCGGCAGAAACGGCATTGGCAAAACGAGCGTTATGAAAGCGTTCTTGTGGCTGCTGACAGGTCGCACGGACGCGAACGGCAAAATCAACAGCGAGTTGTTCGACAACCGCGTTGAACTGTCGCCCGACACTCCGCTTGCAGTTGTAACAGCCACCATCGACATAGATGGTATTGAACACACTTTGGCGCGTTCTGCCGAAGCAAAATTCACTCGCAAGAAAGGCGAGATTGAACCGACAAAAGCAGACTCCGACAAGTACACTTTCAGCGTTGACGGTCTGCCGTACACCGCCACCGACTACAACGGATGGATTTCAGCGCAAATCTGCAACGTGGACTTGCTGCCGACCTGCATTCTCGGCGAGACGTTCAGCAACTTTACAGAGAACGACAGAAAGAAAGCCCGCGAGGTGCTGACAAACCTCATCGGCGAAATGCAGCCGAAGGCAAGCAAATATCACGAAATCGAAGAGGATTTGTCAATGCACAAGCCCGATGATTTGGTCAAGCTGCTCAACACCAACATCAAGGCTGCGACCGAGGAGCTGAACCAAGTACCCGTCAAAATCGGGGTACACCGAGAAAACCTCAACCTTCTCAAAGAGGCTGACGATAACGAAGATGCCGATTACGATGCGCAAATCAACGATATCTGCAACCAGCTTTACAAAGCCCGCGAGAAAATGAACGGCAAAAAAAACGAGGCTAACGAGACGAACAGAAACGCGCAAGAACTTTCCGAAAAGAAGCGCAACTTGCAAAAGCAATCTGACGAGGCGCAGAGAGAGTGTGAAGAGTGGATGACAAAGCAGAGCGAATACGAGCGCAACATTGAAACGCTCACCGCCGTTGTCGAAAACGGCAAATCCGCCTGCCCTACTTGCGGCACGATGCTTGACCTCTCGGAAGATGAGTTGAACGAAAAGAAAGAGCAACTTGACTGCTACAAAGAGCAGCTGAACATCATCCACGAAAAGGTGATGGACAAAGACGCTCTTGCCTACAACCTCGAAAAAGAGGCGAACGCGATTGTTGTGCCGGAGTTCGTCACACCCGACACCACTGAAGAGCAGAACGAAATCCAACGCTTGAACGATTTGCTTGCCGATGCGAAAGTCAAGAAAGCAGAGCAAGACGGTCGCAAGCAGCGCATCGCAGCAGAAGAGTCCGCCATCGAGGCTCTTGAAAACTCGCGCAAAGAATACGGCAGCAAACTTGCCGAGTGGGAGCGTAAGAAAATTGAGCTCGACAAATACGTTCAAGACGCTGCAAATATGCTTTCCGAAGCAGTAAACGGCAATCTGAAAGACACAAAGATTCAGATGTTCGAGACGCAGAAAAACGGCGAGCAGAAGCCGTCTTGCATCATCACCGACAAGCAAGGCGTGAAATACTCCACGCTGAATTTTTCTGCAAGAATGCTCTGCAACGTGGAAATTGCACGTATGTTCTGTCGCCTGCTTGACGTGAACCTGCCGTGTTTTGTTGATGAGTGCAGCGTGTTCGACAGCAATCACCTTCCGACCATTGACGGAACGCAAATGATTTACATGCGCTGTTCTGACGACCAAAAACTTGTTGTGTTATGAATTTAATCGAAGAAATAGTAAAGAATCCACAAGCAGTTCAAATTGTAAGATGTAATCATCGTTTTTCTCTTGAAGAACAGTTGAATGTATATTCATATCCTAAATTAAAGCGAGAAATATATAGAGATATAACAAAAAGGATTGCAAGTTACTTAGTAAAAAACAATTTGATTATGTTTGATGAGGAAGAAAATAACGGAGAGACAACAATTCATGCAAAATTGTACGTAATTGATTCAAACAAAATAAAAAAAGAATAATTATGGAAGAAAAAACAATAGCTGAAACAAGGCTTTATGACTTGTTCGACAAAGACATTGAAGATATTGCCGACTATATTCAGACAGGCAGACAGTTCTGGATATACAACGAGCAGGAAAAATCTCACAAACTAATTGAAATCACGTATGTAAGGGCGAATGTTGCTTTTTACAAACAAGTGGGTTTTATTGAAGAGAAAGCGTTTTTCAAAAACTCCGCCGGTGCTTGTTTTCTTTACCCTCGCCATATTTTTGTTGACGATGTTGTAAAACACGTCTTAAAGAGAGGCGGGTTTGAAAATTACGGCGAAGCGTATCAGTCCGTTTACACGTTTTTAAGAAAGTATCCGTTAGACGTTCCATACGGGTGCGAAATCGACATTATAGTCTAAACCAAAAAATTATGATTGACAACGTAAATTTATATCACGGAGACTGTCTCGAATCAACGAGGCAGTAATCAAAAAATCATCAGAAATACAATTTGAGTAATCCCTGCCTTTTTGTCAGCCGTCAGCATTCTGGCGGATTTTTTTAACAAAAACAAACAAGTTATGAAAAACAGTTTTGAAGCATTCAAAAGATGTGTTTACGAATACTATTGTAAGCATGAGAACAGTCCGATGAGCAAAGAAGATTTTGCCAAATCGGTTGTTGACTACAAAGAAAGAGCCGACAAATACCTTGTATATCTCGGATACTCAAAGAAAGACAAAGAGCACAAAAAGATTATCTACGTCGGAACAACAATTCAGCACCCGATGTCAAGATGGTATTACCATTCCATTCACGGGAAAGACCTTGATTTTGTTGAGTATAAGCGTTTTGACAACGAAAATGATATGCTTGACCTTGAGTTTGAACTTATCAAAAAGCACAAGCCTTCGTTAAACAAGATTACAAAACGAAAGCAAAATTTTAACGTGGAATTGACAGAGGATGTGTTAGAACAGCGAAAAGGAGACGAGCAGTGGTGTCAGTGTTGCCTCAAACGCCGCGTGAACAAAGGTTATCGTTATTGCTATTGGTGCTCTAAATAGCCTTATTTCAGCCGTTCTTGTTTTTTTCGGTATCGTTAGCCGTCTGAAAGAAAACAACGCGAAATTCGGGCGGTTTTGAGGCTCTACGGCAATTCTATCTTGAAATAGTCTTCAAGCATTTGTTTCGCGCTGCTTTCAGAAAAAAGCGAAGACCTGCCGTATTTGCGCTGATAGACCGCGTAAGATTCGCAAAACACGTTGTGAATGAATAAATGATAGATAGAATCGAATTTCTGATGAGAAGATGTGTTCGGTCTGTTCTCCCACCACACCTTTCCGTGTTTGATATAAGCCTTGACAAAAGCAGGATGCGCTTTGAAATCCTCAATAAGAAGCCTTTGTGACTGCAACACACAGCAAATACATCCCAGCCTTTGTTTAGGGTCAAAACAACCGTTTTTGTCGTAATAAAGTCGGTGGCATTGTATTTTCTCTTGCTCTACAAACTCTTTGACATCATCGTCAGTCCAATCAAGAATCGGAAGAAACACCTCGACCTTGTTTTTCTTGTTACCTCCGTACACTCGACAAATCTGCGGCTCTTTGTACAACTTTGCTCTCTTTTTCGATTCTGAAACACGAATGCCGTGAACTGCCGTGTCAAGCACCTTGTATTCTTTAAGATTAGAACAGCAAAATCGTGCGCGTCTTGTCGGAAAGCCGCTTTGCTCAATCAAAGAAAAAAATGATTTTTGTGGTTCTAATATTACCGCTTTGTTTTCAATGCAGTGTCGTAATGTTCCTGCCTCGTCTATTGTTGTTCTCTTGTGTATGGCTCTATGTTTTATACCAGCCATCTGTGCAAGGCGCAAAATCACGTCTGAATCTTTGCCGCCAGAGTAAGATATTTCCACTAAATTATTGTCAATCAGTGTTTTCTGCCACCCCCCGTCAGTATTCCAAGCGGGTGTGTTTACCTCAACCATCTTCGATTCTTTTGTTGCAGCTTGCTGCTCGGCGGTTTTCAGCAACTTTATCGCCGTATCTACTTTCTGTATCAGTGTTTTGCTCATAAATATCTATTGCTTTGATTTCTTTCTGTTAAACAAGATTATAGTAAGTGCTTCTTCAAGTTTGTTCTTGTCGGCGGCCACGCTGTTCTGTATTCTGTGCGTTTCCATTTTGTAAGAAGCAAAAGCATCATCCCGCAAATAATCTTTTCTTTGATTTCTTACGTTTTCGTGTGAACTTCCGTCCACCTCTATCAACACCCTTAATGCGGGTATATAAAAATCTGCAAAAAAGATTTGACCGTCAAGCACAAATGGTGCTTGGTGTATAAACTCTACACCTTTGTCCTTTAATGCTTTGTAAACGGCTTTTTCGTACTTGTTAGCCTTTTCTCTAAGCTCATACATGGTATGCTCTATCCAATCTTTTTGAGCTTTGCATATTGGCAATCTTCCCAAATAGTTGTAGTCCATAATTATGTCTTTGTGCGACAACGGCACTTCTTGGTAGCCGCTAACCTCTTTTATGAACTTTTTTTTTCTTTCTTTCTTTTCTTTGTCACGCTCTATTTTTGCAAGGCGTTCTTCTTCTGTTAATTCGCCCCAAGATTTTTTGGTGCTTTTTTGTGGACTAATATATTTTTTATGTCTTTGTAATGCCATAGCAACTAAAAAAATATTGATTAAGCGCAAATACCGACAAACTTGCCACCGTTCTCTATATACTGTCGGTTTTCGTACTCTAACTGTACCAGCAATTTATCTTTGGGTGCGCGGTAGTTGTCGTATCTCAACATAGGAATGTCATAAGGATTATATACATAAGTATTAGCCAATATCTTATAAGAGTATAGAGTATCAGTATCAGAGTAATATACGTAGAACTGACAATTATCCCTAACACAATGTATCAGCTTTTTCAAACTGCCGACAAAACGACTTGCGTTTTTGTAAACATCGCGGTGTCTGTTCGGCTCTTTGCGAAATATTTTTGCCTTTTCGCAAATCTTTATGTATTTTGACACGTAACTTTTCGATATCCCGAACCTTGCGGCGAGCGTTTCGTATGTCACACCGTTGTCATAGAACTCGTCAATATCAAAACCAAGAGAACGTGAGCGTCGGATTGACTGTTTATGTTCTTTTTTGTCGTGCGGGTTTTTGATTTTGCACTTCAATTCCATAACATACCCGATGGCACGCATCGTAGCGGAGAAGATATACTTGGCAAATTCTATTGCAGCGGCTCTTATACTTGCGTAGTCGCTAAATTCGATGATAAAATTGCGTTCTTTCCTTTTGCTTTTGAGAGTCTTGAAATGGAGCGTATTGTTTTCAACTGTTGCAAGACCAAAGTGCATGAGCGTGTCAACATAATGCCCGACCGTTTCGCGGTGGAGGAAAACGCCGTAGAGTTTCTTGTAGATTTCCCTTACCTTGTACTTGCTGTACTTGTTGATGGTATGGTAGCCGTTTGCAAGCATACGCGAAGAAAACACCATCGCGTTCGTCAGGTCAATGATAGACACACCATTAAAGAGCTTGTCTTTGTCAAGCCCCAATCTGTGCACCAAATGCTTTGACATCTTTACTTCCATACTCGAATGTTTTAAAACCAAACGCCCCGCAACGAGTGTCGCGGAGCGTTCTTTTACTCGAACCTTGCCACCCCTCGGTTAAGAGGGGCGAAAGCAGACGCAAGGTGTATGAACATTTGAGTATATTTCTATCCTAAACTGTTATCATTTCACGGTACGGCTGCTTTTCCGTTACTCGTCAAAAGACGCGGCAAAGATACACTTTTTTCGTAAAGTCTGCGAAAAAAAGTGAGATTTTTTGAAAAAAATTTTTCATCGTTTCGCAACTTACTGAAAACCAATAAGAAAAAATTTTCACGCTGCTGTGTTTTGTTTTTATAAAAATGTTATATTTGCAGCATCAAACATTAAGTTAATAACCAATTAAATTTATCAATTATGGAAAAATTTTATTTTACTTTCGGCATCGGGCAGTCTTTGCTCGCCAACCGATACATCGAAATCGAGGCGGAAAACTACGAAGCCGCCCGCGAAATCATGGTAGAATCCTTCGGCACAAAATGGGCGTTCTCGTACAACGAGAAAGAGTGGACTGAAAAGAACCTCTCCGGCAAGTACGGTCTTGTCAAACTTAACGTGAACGAATTTTGGAAGGAGTAGTTATGGATGATAAAACAGAGAAACATCTTAAAAATGAAATAATATGGATGCTAATAAATTTCAGTTAGGAGATTGGTGTTTATATGGAAAGAGATATGGCATAATTCAAAAAATCTCCAATAATAGTGCGTGTGTTCTTGTTAATACTGGAGTTCAAGATGAAATCATCGTTGAAACATGGGACAACATAGACTCTGTAAAGTTGACACAAGACATATTAGAGAAAAACGGGTTTATTGAAATAGCAGAAGATATTTACAAATGTTGTGTCGGCGAAGTATATATTGAAATAGGTATTTACAAACCAATGTTTATCTATATTGGAGCGCGTGTGATTACACCAGAAGAAGTGTATGATACAGACATTTCTTCAATTACAAAAGCCAACGGTGGCGATTTTTTTGTTCACGACTTGCAGAACGCATTGAGATTGTGCGGAATTGACAAAAAAATAAAACTTTAAGTTACTGCGATAGTTTATTCACTTAAAAATCTGATATAATGGTTATAGCAACAAGAAGAATGTCGTTTCAAATAGCAGAAAGTGATTTTGATGTGACAACAGAGTGTAAAAAGTTTGACGATAATGCAACTATTTCGGAGATAAAAAGATGGTATGAAGAAGGAAATAAAAAATATCACTTTTATGCAAGTTCAGAGATTTGTATTCATTTTGTGAATGATAACGAGTAATATAACAAAAAATATGGAAAAAGCGAGATTCAAAGAAGCGAAAAAGCAAGTTGAAATCATTGACGCTTGCGAATATATCTTGGACGTTGATATTGACTACGCAGATATAAAAGACTCTTTCGCCCATTTAGTAGCAAACAAAGACCCGAATGGGCTGATTTTGAAACTTCTTTGGACAGACAAGCACGTCCAGCGTTCTTTCCTGCGCTGGGTAGAGAACGAGAAAGCAATCGCGGAACAGAAATTCAAAGAAATATGACGATAGAGTTTATACACCGACTTAACGTACTTACATCGCAGTGGCTTTACCACGAGCAGGAATTGCGCCGAGATTCTGACGAAAAATATCACAAAAAAGAACAAAGAAAGATTGAAAAACTTATAAAACAACTTATCAACGCTATAAAGACGGATTCTACGTCCGAAAAATAATTATTCACCTTAAAATTAAAAAAAATGGAAGAAATTCAAGAAGATTATCAAGTTAAAAGAATGAGAGAAGAAAGAAAGCTGAAAAGACAAACCGCGTTTTTTGTGTTTGGCGCAATATTCCTGTTTTTGGCGGTTTTGGTCTCAATGTTTGTGTTTTTGCCAAAGTACAATGTCTGGCGTTCTGAATTAAAAGGCAAAGCGGAATTTGTTCGGGCAGAACAAAACAGACAAATCAAGATAGAGGAGGCAAAAGCCAACCTTGAATCCGAAAAACTGAACGCCAAGGCGGAGGTTGAACGCGCAAAAGGCGCGGCAGAGGCAATCAAAATTGAAAACGGTCAGCTTACCACAACCTACATCCAATATCTTTGGGTGCGCCAACAAAGCAACAACCAAATTCAAAAAATCGTGTACATTCCGACAGAGGCAAGTATGCCTATTTTAGAGGCAAAGAAATAATTTTTTTTCAAACCTATTCAGTATATCAGAAAATTTTGTATCTTTGCAACCTAAAATTAAACATTACAATTACAAATATTATTAACAAAAATCAAAATTATGAAAAGATTTGAAGGAAAGAAGTGCATCATCAGGAGTTATGGTGCAGGGGTGTTCTTCGGAACGCTCGAAAAGGTAGAGGATAACAACTGCGTGGTGTTGTCTGACGTGCGGCGCATTCATTTCTGGGACGGCGCGGCTTCTTTGAGCCAGCTTGCCACCGAAGGGGTGAAGAGACCTCACAACTGCAGATTTTCCGTTGTAGTGCCGTCATGTGCTGTGACGGGGGTGCTTGAAATCATTCCTTGCAGCGACGAGGCGATTAGAAACATTATGTCCGTGCCTGTATGGAAGCAATAGAGCGATGGGTTAAATACAACCTTGGAACTGATGGCTATGGCTATGGTGGTGGCTCTGGCTATGGCTCTGGCTCTGGCTATGGCTCTGGCTATGGCTCTGGCTATGGCTATGGCGATGGCTCTGGCTCTGGCTATGGCTCTGGCACTGGCGATGGCTCTGGCTCTGGCTATGGCTCTGGCTCTGGCTCTGGCTATGGCTCTGGCGATGGCTCTGGCTCTGGCGATGGCGATGGCTCTGGCGATGGCGATGGCTGTTTGAGTACTTATTGTGGAAAAAAAGTGCATTATATAGACGGTATACCCACTGTCATTCACTCCATACGCGGTGCTTTCGCTAAAGCGGGTGTTATACAAAAGGATTTCACCGAAAAGCCATGCTATTTGGCAAAAGGTAAAGGATTTTTTGCACATGGTGAGACCGTGAAGGAAGCCGCCACTGCACTGGAAGCGAAAATTGCCGAGAATAAACCGATTGAATTAAGGATTGAGCGTTTCGTGCAGAAATATCCGACCATTGACAGTGTGGCCGAGAACAAGGAATTGTTCATTTGGCACCACATTTTAACGGGCAGCTGCGAGTTCGGCAGACGCGAGTTTGCGAAGAAACATGACATAGATGTGGAGCATGGCAGAATGACCGTTTGCAGATTCATTGAGTTGACCGAAGAAGAATATAGTGGAAGAATAATAGCTTTGTTAAAGCAAAAATACGAAAAATCGAATTAAAACAACAATAAATCACCTTACGTGGTATGGGTAGAGGACGTGGAATGGTCGGCATTGGCTGACACGTTGAAGCGTCAATCTATTTAACAAAAAAAATAAAACAACGTAGAACAATATGTTTCAGATAGAAGGCATTTTAAGAGAAATCACGCCGGTGCAGTCCGGCACATCGGCACAAGGAAACTCGTGGCAACGCTGCGAGGCAATCGTAGAAGCACAAGACGGTCAATATGTCACAACCTACGTCTTCACCGTCTTCAACAAAGACATCACAATCCACGTAGGCTCTACCGTGGTATGCGACTTTTATGTAAAATCACAGAACTACAACGGAAAGTGGTTCACAAATCTGAATTTGTTTAAGATGGAGCCAAGCGTCCAACAGCCGACATACCAACCTCCGGCACAGCCGCAGTACAACAACCAAGGCTATCAGCAGCCGATGCAGCAGCAACCGAGACGGCAACCCGCACCGCAGATGCCCGCGCAACCCGTAAGACCGACACCCGCACCAGCACCGCAGCAATACCAGCAACCGCAGATGCCGCCGATGCCGACTGCACCCGTGCCGAAACAAGGCGCGTCCGTTGAGGAGGTCAACGACCTGCCGTTCTAAAATCAGTAACCAATTCATTTTCAAACCTTAAATTATCACAATTATGGTACAACAACAAAACCAAATCCAACAGCAGCAGCCGAAACTCGGCATCGCCGCACTCAAAAACGTCCTCAACAACGACGCTATCAAACAGAAATTTGCAGATATGCTCGGCAAAGAATCGCAAGGGTTTATAACGAGCGTTATTGCTGTTTGCTCAAACAACCAGCTTCTTGCAAAAGCAGACGCTAACAGTATTGTTCTTGCGGCTTCTCTTGCGGCAGGAATGAAGCTACCGATAAACCCAAATCTGGGTTATGCGGCTATTGTTCCGTTTAGAGACGGCAAAACAGGAATCACTACAGGAACCATGCAAATAATGCGCAATGGTTGGGTAGAGCTTGCTTTGCGTACTGGAAAAGTTGCGAAAATAACCAACGAACTCGTTTACGAGGGAGAACTTGTCAGCAAAAACCGCTTTACCGATGAGTATGTGTTTGACGAAACAAAGCGCGTGTCAGACAAGGTTATAGGCGCGATGGCATACGTTAAATTGACGAAAGAAATGGGAGGTCTTGAAAAGACCGTTTACTGGACTACCGAACAGTGCTTAAAACACGGCAAGAGATATTCGCAAACATTCAGAAAAGGCTACGGACTTTGGGTTTCCGACCCGGAAAGTATGTTTTTGAAAAGCGTGCTAAAGCATTTGATTGTCAAATATGTTCCAAAATCTATCGAGCTACAAAAAGCTATTGATTCAGACCAAGCCGCGTTCACTGGCGACATCGACAACCCGAAACCTGTTTACGTTGACAATCCGCACGAGGAGGAGGTCGGCGAACCAGTCGATTTCGAGGAGGTCGATACCGAAAGCGGCGAGGTTCAGCAAGAGGAAGAACCCAAAACAACCATCGTTGTCGAGGATGACGAGCCGACCAACGGCGAACTTTTCAACGAAAAAGAACAACAATAGGAGGGCGATTTGTTCTTTCATAATTTGGTTATTTTTGATTTGTTGATATTGTTTGACAGTCACCGCCTCACAAAGCCCTCCGGCGGTGACGATGCTCCGCGCAAGCGAGCGCATCTTGCCTTATATGGGCAGCGATAGCCACCAGCCCGCAACTGGGGCGGAGCACGAGGACGGGTCGCGCCCGTATATGCCGAGTATAAACATGAGGGACAACCTCGGCAGAAATAAACAATAAAACCCTCAAACAAGAGAGGTGGCCGAGTGGCTGAAGGCGGCGGTCTTGAAAACCGTTGGGGTGTAACAATCTCCGTGGGTTCGAATCCCACTCTCTCTGCAAAGAAAAATAAAAAAAAACGACAGAATGGCGAAAATAAAGATTTTAGGAAGCGGCAGCAGCGGTAACGGCTACATCATCGAGGCGGGCGGTCAATCGCTTATCCTTGAACTCGGCATGCCGTATGAAGACTACATCGTGAACGCCGATTTTTCAAGCATCGTGGCTTGCATCGTGTCTCACAGACACCGCGACCACTACCGCGAGAAAGTGGCTAAAAGGTTCGCCAAAATGGGCGTTAACGTGTTCGCCAACCAAGACGTTCACGATGCCTACACGGGCAAAGACAACCCTATAAAGGTGCTTGAGAAAGGCAAAGCCAACTTTTTCGGCGACTTTGTTGTGCAAGCGATTCCGCTGTCGCACAGCGTCCCGAATTTCGGCTACCTAATAAAACACCCGAATATCGGTCGCCTCGTGTTCGCCACCGACACCAACGAGTTCAACTACAAGTTCAAGGAGATAAACCACTGGCTCATCGAATGCAACTACGACCCGAACATCGTTGTTGACACAAAACTATCCGGAGAAGACGTGAGAAGCAACTACGGCGACCACCTCTCAAAACAGAAATGCTTCGAGGTGCTGCAAAACAACTACGGCGTGTTCACGAAGACCATCACGCTCATCCATTTGAGCGACAGCAACAGCAACGCAAAAGCTTTCAAACAAGAACTGCAAGACCTTCTGAACTACGACAAAATAGAGGTCGCGGGGCTTACCAAAGACGTTCAAGTCATTAACCTACTTTGATTCGCAAATAAAACGTCGCGCTGACTGACGTGCGAAGCGGGTTAGCCAAAGCCCCTGTCAGCAATAGGGAGCTACGTTGCGGGAGAATGAAACAATAGGCACTTCGGGGCGGTCGCCCTAACCCCGAACTCTGCGGACAGTGGTTAAAAAAAGCGAAAGCGACGGTGCTGCTGCCAAGCAAACCTCCCGACAACATTGGCGAAGGGCGCACAACGCGGGCAACCGCGACTTATACCGAAAAGGTATCACGGGCAACGCAGACGAACTGCGGAAACGATTAAAACATTGAACTATGGTGTATGTTTTAGACAAAGACGGCAGACCTTTGATGCCGACAAAGCGACACAGAAAAGTCAGACGGCTTCTTCGTGACGGTCTTGCTGTTGTCGTGAGACGAACACCGTTCACCATCAGACTTCTGTTTGACACGACCCATTACAAGCAGAATGTCACTCTTGGAATTGATGCAGGGTCTAAACACGTAGGTGTCAGCGCATCAACGAAAAACGAAGAACTCTTCAGTTCAGAGGTATTGCTACGCAATGATATTGTGAATTTATTAAGTACGAGACGCGAGGCACGCAGAACAAGAAGAAGCAGAAAATTACGTCACAGAGCTGCAAGATTCAACAACAGACGAAAAGAAGATGGATGGCTTGCTCCGTCTGTAATGCAGAAGGTTGACAGCCATATCAAGATTGCGAACCTTGTATGCTCAATTCTGCCTATTGATACAATTGTGATAGAGACAGCGCAGTTTGATACGCAGAAAATCAAAAATCCAGATATTAGCGGAGAAGAGTATCATCACGGAGAACAAGAAGGCTTTTGGAACGTGCGCGAATATGTTTTGTGGCGAGACGGTCACGTTTGCCAACACTGCAAAGGCAAAAGCGGCGACAAGATTTTGAACGTGCATCATCTTGAAAGCCGAAAGACGGGCGGCGACAGTCCAAACAATCTCATAACGCTTTGCGAAACGTGTCACAAATCATATCACAAAGGCGAGATTGAACTAAAATTCAAACACCGTTCAAATTCTTTGCGCGACGCGGCGTTTATGAATGTTATGCGGTGGCGCGTGTATGAATTGATGAAAAAGATGTTTGCGGACAAGACCGTGAAGATTACTTATGGCTATCAGACAAAGCGCAAGCGCATTGAAAACGTAATAGAAAAGACGCATTGCGCGGACGCTTTTTGCATTGCTGGTAATTTAACTGCAAGACGCACAGACAGACTTTATAAAGGTCGTTTTGTCGCACGTCACGCGAGAAGCCTTCACGTGTTTGTGCCAAAGAAAGGCGGAGTACGCAGAAGCACTATTGCAAACCATTGGATAGGGAAAAACAGATTGCAACGGTTTGATACGGTTCGATACAACGGTGCTGATTGTTTTATTTCTGGAAGCTCAAACGGAATACCGTTTTTGCGTGATGCTGATTGGAAAAAAGTTACAAAAACATCAATAGTAAATGCAAAATATGTCAAATTTATGTCTCGTAAGCATAGTTCTTTGTTGATTTTGTAATATAATAAAATTTAGTAATATAACCTTTAATATTATGTGCATTATGAGTTGGTTCAACAAAAAACAAAACAAGCAGAGCAAGTGGCACAACACCCCTTGCGAGTACAACGGCATCAAATTCGACTCCCACAAGGAGCGCGACCGTTACATCTTTCTCAAGTCTTTGGAAGACAAAGGCGTTATCAGCGACTTGAAACGGCAAGTCAGATACACCGTCTGCCCAGCTGTCTATGGAGAGCGTGAGGTGCAGCTCAAGACAAAGACCAAGATTGAGAAATACACGCGCCAAATCGCCTCGTACTACTATGCGGATTTTACCTATATGTTAAACGGCGAACTTGTCGTTGAGGACATAAAAGGAGCGGAAGGTACTGAAACAGAGGTATTTAGGCTAAAAGCCAAACTGATGTTGGCTCACAACGGAATCGAAGTTAAAAAAGTTTATAACCCTACGGAATGGAATCACGTGAACTACGGAAAGACCCCGAGATAACCGGCATCGCAGAGGCGATAGCATCGCAGTTCGGCTACAAGTTCGAGAATCTTCTTGAAAAAGGCAACAGCAACCACCTCACATCGGCGAGGAACTTCGCGTATTATATCCTGCACTACGACTACGGGGTATCTCTCAACGACCTATGCGCAATGTTCCAACGCTCGAACAGGGAGGTCTGTTACCGCATTAAGAAAGTGCGCGACAAACACGAGAAAGAAAACGCTTTCAGACTGCGTTGCGAAAGCATAAAGAAAAAACTTGAAGCATCGCTGTCGGAAGAATAGTAAAAAATCGTATTTTTGCCGCGTGAAAGACGATGGCGGGGTGGCGCAGATGGTAGCGCGTGAGAATCATAGTCTCAAGGTCAGTGTGTTCAAGTCCACTCCCCGCTACAAACCATGCGGATTGAAACCATACCATATTTGGTGATTTTTTTGGATTTATTTAGTGAATTGTGTGAAGAAGGGCGACTGTTAATTCAGCCGCCCTCTCTTCTTCTAACTAAAACACCTAAAAATTAAAAATTATGGAAAAAAACAACACTGCTCATTTCCCAATGAGCAGGTTTCTCTTTATAGCCATCGTGTCGCCGGTGCAGCCGCTTATGGCAATCGCTTTCACACGCCTTTTGCCGAACAAGCATTTGCGCTTCTCTTTGTACAAAGAAACAAGAATCTCGTCTTGAGCTGTAAACCCGCTTATTTCAAGCGTATCGTCAATGATTTGACCATCTATACTATAACAATCGGTTTGAACGCAAAAATCGGCTTTGTGGGCTTTTCTGACGGTATCGTAAACATACACCAATGTGTCGCGGTAAACAGTCGTGTCGTGAACGTAATAAGTGACCTCGACAATGTTCTCCACATCACGAGGCTTTATGCCGTGCTCTTTCAGCGTGGCGACCTCCTTGCTGAAATAGTCTTTCAGCTCTTGAACGTCAATCGTCTGCTGCCGAGAGTGGTCTTTGCTTAACTCGATGTCGTAGTTTTCCTTGAGCCTCCGTTTTTCATCGCCCTGCTTTTTAAGGCACACCGCCATTATCACAATCGCAGCCACCATCAGCACAAAGATGGCAATCTTCGCTACCGTTATCCAAATGTTTTTTGTCATCTTTTTTGATTTTCTTTGTTTTTCTTATACAAACCCCGTATTGCTCCTCGAAATAAAGCGCAATCACATCGTAGAACATATACACCGCAAGCGCGACAATCGCCGCGATAAAAAGAAATTGCACGATAATTGACAAAAATTTCATATAAATTTATCTTTGTGTTTCAATCTTTATTCCGAGTTTAAGCGCGATGAAATGCTCAAGTTTCGCACCATGAGAGGCTTTCCACCCTTTGAGCATATAGATGCCGTCGCAATTGACGAGCAAAGGAATCACTGTCTGCATACATTTCTTCCAAGACCATGACACATTGCAGTGCTTTGTAGGGTTCACGGGTTCGTCTCCGCGAGAATACAAGAACTCTTCTGCTTTTGCGAAATTGTCCATCGCCTGCTCATAGGGCAAACCGCTGACTTGACCTGCAATATAAATTTTACTCACGTGATTTCTCCTTTCTTATTTTGTTAATAATGAAATAGATTGACGTTTCATCGTGTCAGCCAATTCCGACCACTCCGCGTCCTCTACCCCTACCACGTAGGGTGATTTATTGTTGTTTGTTAAATTCTGTTCTTGCAAACCGAATCTTAGAATGTTCACGGCGGCGAGCAAGTCCCTGTCATTGTCGCGACCGCATGACGGGCACACCCATCTTCGCTGTGACAGCTTCAAGTCTTTGTAAACGCTACCGCACAAGCACATCTTTGAACTCGGCTCGAAACGCCCGATGCGCACAAGGTTTTTGCCGTACCAATCGCATTTATATTGCAACTGTCTGAAAAATTCAGACCACGCAACAGAGCTTATGCTTTTGGCGAGGCAATGGTTTTTAAGCATTCCGTCCACATTCAAGTCCTCAACGACTATGGTTTGGTTCTCACGCACAATCTTCGATGTTACTTGGTGAATAAAATTGGTACGCTTGTTTCTTATGCGCTCATGCTGTTTTGCGACTGCAAGTTTTGCGCGTTCTCTGCGTTTGCTGCCTTTCTGCTTTTTCGCAAGCCGTCTTTGCAGCACTTTGAGACGCTTTTCCTCTTTTTCAAGAAATTTAGGATTCTCGAACACTTGACCGTTTGAAAGCACGGCAAAATCCTTGATGCCAACGTCTATACCAACCGATGTATTAAAATCAATCATCGGCTTTTCGGGCATCGGCTTGCCGTCATCAACGGTTATAGATATATAGTATTTGTTAGTCGGCGATTTAGAAACGGTGCAAGTACCAATTTTTCCTACAAAAGTTCTGTCGCAGGCAAACTTCACCTTGCCGACTTTTGGCATCTTAACACGCTTATTATCAAAATCAACGAATACGCAGTCAACAAACTGAAACGAGTTTCTGTTTCTTTTCTTTGACTTGAATTTCGGGAAACCTTTCTTTTCTCTGAAAAAGCGGGTAAACGCGGCATCCATATTGCGTATTGACGATTGCAGAGATTGATTTGAAACCTCGGACAGCCATTCTGTCTCTTCTTGTTTTTTAAGGCTTGTGAGTTCTTTTGCGATAGACACATAGCTGAGCCTTTCGCCGCTGTTTTGGTATGTTTCAATCCTTCTCTGCAACGCCCAATTATAGACATATCGGCAGCAGCCAAACGATTTCTCAAAAAAAGTCGCTTGTTCCGCTGTTGGGTATAGCCTATATTTGTACGATTTAATCATGCCGCAAATATACAAAAAAATTAAATACAAACGGGCTTAATTTTTATAAAAGCTTTTTTTTAAAAATATCAAAATAGTTGTATCAACATATTGATTTTTCATTTATAAAAAATCATGAGCCTTTGCCATACTATTTTTCTATTTCACTTCGGTTTTCTTTTCAGCACAAGCAGCTTTGCGAGATTTCGGAACTTGCTTTTTGCGGCGACGCTTCCATTCGGCAAAGTCTCCGTTGAGAAACCCGCTTACTTGCCCAACCTCCTCGGTGAGCGACGCTACTTGGTTGTCCATCTTTGTGACGCGCTTGTCAACCGATGTGACGCGTTTGTCCAAATTGTCAACCTTGTCGTTTAGGTTTCCCACAAGACCGCGCAATTCATTCATTGTCTCCTCTTGCTTTGCCCAGTACTCGTCACGCTCTTTGTTGCTGTTGAGCATCATCTCCTGCATCCTCTGCGTTATTTCAAGGGTGCTTTCAAGATACTTTTTGCCGAGGTCTATCTGCTTGTCGTCGTTGTCGATTTCCTTGCCCTCAACGTCTGCGTTTGACGATTTTACCTCGTTTCTTTTCAACTGCCTGTTCTCGCGGAAGAAAAACACACCCGTAATTAGTCCTCCGATGCCCGTGCCGCCGAACAAAAACCCCAAAATCAAATTCCAATCCATCATTCTACTTTTTTACAATTATTTTATTCTCAACTTTGACTTTGTTATAAGTCTTGAAATCTTTCGTCCATAACAATTTCATACGGTTACCAGTGCTTCTGTATGCAACGTGAATCCATTGAGCCGAGACAATCTCGCCGTTGGTGTTGAACTTCGCGCCCTCGATGATGCACTCGTCATAAGGTATTTTCAGTTCAAGCAAAGATTTGACTATAAGGATGTTGTCCGTGCTGTCGTTACCAATATGAATGTCCGCCGCACAAGCTATTTTGTGGTTCGATGTCGGGCTGCCACCAACAGCTTTGTTCAAAGCGTCAGGTCTGTACCCGCTCGTCACCCTTATCGGTCTTCCGAGTTTAACCCGCAATGGGTCAAGCAGTTTCTCGATAAGCGCGACAATGTTTCTGTACTCTGCCGTGCCTTGTTTCGGCACTTGCACAAGTTTTGGATGAGACCCCGACACACACAACTCTTGAACCGAAAAATACAACATCCTTACAAATCTTTTTCTCGTTGCAAAAATACGATTTTTATGATAACAAAAATATTATGACTCCAAAATTGCGTGTACTTTCAGATAGCTGCCTCCGCCGTTGCCTTGGTAACCTCCGGAATGCACAACGCTGTCGAGCAACAAGTTAATTGACGTGGTTTGCGCCGCCACGATTTTCAGCTGCTGCAACATCGGGTTGCTGTTGTTGTCTATCGTCAGACCGTTAAGCAGGTTCTGCAACAGCTGGTTGTTGTCGGCAACGTAAAACCTCACGCTGTTCAAATACGCGGCGAGAATGTCTGCGGTTTCCTCGGTCATGCCTTGCAAACCTGCTTGCAGACCCTCAAGACCGCCACCGATGCCAGTGACACTCTGAATCGCGTTAACGGCAGCCTGCATCTCTTCGTCGGCTTGCACAGCCAAATCGTGGTATTGGTTAATCCAGTCGTTTAGAGCGTCAAGGTTGCCCATAACACCTCCCTCAGTGCCGAGAATCTTGTCCAAACCGCTTAAAAAGTTATCGCCGAAATACTTTGTCATAATGTTGTTCATCAAATGTTTTTTGACAATATTCTCAAAAAATTCTTCAAACGAATCTTCAAGACCGCTAAGACCGTCACCTGTCTCTTTGAAAGCCTCGTACCAAGCGTCAGTCCACTCTTCAACGGTTGATTTCATGTTCGCCGCGCTGCCGAAACCTCCGAGAGCCTCGTAGAAATTCTCTATGCCCTCTTGCATCTCCTTGTTTAAGCTGTCTATTTGGTTTTGGTAATCATCAATGACGGCTTGGTCGGACTTTTTCTTCGCTTCTTCGGCTTCTTTCATGTCTTCAAGAGTGGCAATGGCAAGTTCACGTGTCCTTATAAGAGCAGCGTCAAGTTGGCGCAATTCTTCTTCGGCATAAGAGCTTTCAAATGCTTCTGACAAGTCTTCGGCAGTTTTTTCAAGCTTGTCAAGGCTTTTTTGCAGTTTCTCTATTTCTGCTTGTTTGTAAGAATCGTGAAGCCCCGAAATCGCTTTTATTCCAGACATAATCAGCGTAATAGCCTCGGCAATAAGACCAATCCAGCCAGCCGCCGCATTGATAGCCGTTTCAGCGGTTGTAATAGACGCAACCATCGCAGGTAACATCTGAAGCGCACGGGATATTGTGTCAAACATTTCATCTCCGAACTCTTTCCACGCTTGACCTATTGTGTCAGTGCCGACACCTATGCTTTCAAGACCTTCGTAAATAGAGTCAAAAGACTCTTTTGCCTTTTGAGTCCAATCACCGAGCAATTCGCCCATTGCCTTCACCGCTTTTGCCCAATCGTCAAGTCTCTTTTTTGTGTCTGCGAGCTGGTTTGCTTGACTTGTTACTTTTTTTAAGCTTTCGTTAGCTTTGTCAAGATTGATTTGCAAATCTTCAAATTCCGCGAACGGGTCTCCGCCGTTTTCTTCAAATTTCTTACGAGCAGAAAACAATTTTCCGATAGATTTTGCAAGTTTGTCGTACTTCAAGTATTCTTGTTCGTTTTCTGACAAACCAAGTCTGTCTTCTTCTCCGCTCAATATTTTTGCAAGACGGTCGTTGCTTATTTTATTTGCGGCTTCTTCTCTCTTTTTTTCAACGTCTTTTAATGTGTTTTCAAGTTCTTCTGAATTGTATATATCTCTCCAATCAACGCCTTGCTCTTCAAGCATTTTTTTCGCCTCGTCGCGTTCTTTCCCAGCACCGAGCAATGTTTCTTTTAAGTCAACATCTCTTTTTGCTTCATACTGCTTTTGGCGGGCAATGTTTACTGCTTCGTCAAGTGTTTTTCTGAAATTCTTGATGGGGGCGTTCAAATCTTTTTCGCCTAAAACTTCATTGATAAGATTTCTTGTCTTCAAATCTTTAGTTGCCGATTTATATTCTTTTATAGAATCAGCCAAAGATTTGAACGGGTTTCTCTTAATCATCTCGTCACGCAGTTTCTGCATTTGCTCTGTGATGGCTTTCAAATCCGACGGAGATAAGTTTTTCAAAGAAGATTTCAGCTCTTCCAAATGTCTCAACATTGACTCTATCGCTTTGTTTGACACACGCTCCAAATCTTCAAACACCTCAATGTACATGTCTGAACTTGTGAACGTCTTCCAATCTATCTCGTCAAGTTTTTTCTGCGTCTCTTTCTGCAAGTTGTCAAGTATGCGCATCGTTTCGTTTTCGTCAAACGGCAAAGCGTAAATTTCGGCACGCTGACGCATATATTCCAACTCAACCTTTGCACGCTCGCCATATTCTTCACGCAGATATTTGACGTATTTCTTTGCCATCTCAAGGTTCGCCTTGTCATTGATTTCGACAATCTTGCGCATAAATTGGCGGTACTCCTTCTCCATATTGCGACCGACAAACTCTTCTTTCATGGATTCGAGCTTCTTTTCAAGCGTCAGCAAATCCTTCGTGTCAATGTTGAACAGCTTGCCAACCTCTTCAGCGTCAACACCGAGTTTTCCAAGCTCGATGGTCAGATTGTAGTCGTCAAACATCTTCTGCACCTGCGCCTTGAGGCGTTCGTCCTCGCGGGCTTTCAATTCGAGTTCGGCTTCGAGTTTTATTTGTCCGACAGCCTCTCCCCATGCACGCTGCAACTCTTCTTTTTCTTTCTTTGTCAAATCCTTCGCGCTGTCAATAAGACCTTTGACAATGTTTTCGGCTTCTACAGTGCCTTCTTTCGTTGTGAAATCAATGCTTCTTAACGTGTTTTGGAAAGCCTTCTTGAACTTTGTCGGCATCGCGCCGAATTTCGCCTCAAACGATGACAGAATGCGGTTTGTCGCGCCTGCCCATTTTGCGGAATCTTTCTCGTTGAAATTCTTTCTCAACGTGTCGAACTCCCTGTTCAGCTCACGCACAAAGTCAATCATAGACTGATATTCGGACTTCATGCTTTTTGCCCTTGTAGAAGAACTTTTATCTTCTGGCCATTCATAAAGCATCCTGTCACCAAAAATCTTTGCGTTAGAAAGCTCTGTGTTGATATAATTTATCATATCTTGAAGAGTGTGGAACTGAGTACCCATCAACTGATTCATTCTCGTCTTAATAACCTCTTCTTCGATTTGATTCTTCTTTCCTCTTTCTATAAGTTTTAAGTATTCTTGGTACTTCTGAACCTCGTCTTTGAAAGTTTTTTCTTTCTCTTTTTCTCCTCCGACGGCATCTTGGACGGCTTTTACTATTCTCATTGCCGTTTCAAGTTCGTTTTTTCGTTCTTCGTTGACTTGTTGCAGCGGGTCTATCAATGCCTGTTCTGCCTCTACTTGAGTTCCTATAAAGTCGGGTAAATCGCCAGTTCTTTTTATTTCAACATCATATACAAGTGTTCTTACATATCCGTTTTCGTCTGAATTTGCTATATCGTCAATAAGACGCTGAAGGTTTGTGTTTGTTGCATCCGTTTTTGCTTTCTGCGCTTCAAATATAATAGTAGCGGTGTATGACTTGTCAAGATCTAATATGTCAGAAACAAGGTCTGGCATATTTTGTTTTGCAAATTCACCAGCGTCTGCGAAAGCATCAATCACAGCGGATATTTTTGTTTGTACTGCTTTTTTGTATTCTTCTTCTGTTCCAACAAAATCGTCTGGGCTTATAACTTTTTTGATTGCTGGTTCAAGTTCTTTTTTTGCGTTTGCAAGTGCTTTCTTGTAAGAACTTGTAAACTTTGTCAAATCTGTTACTGCGTTTTTTAGAAACGTATTTTCTGCCTCAGAAAGACCTTGAACGCTTCTGCCTCCAAGTGTTATGTTTTGAGCATTTGTGGTTATTCCAGCCATAATTTGCATTCGCTCAAGTCTGGCAATCTTCCATTGCTCGTTTGTCATTTTGTATTTTTTGACAGCTTCTTCTTCGTTTTTTGAGAAAGCCTCATCTATTTCACGAAGGTTATCTACCATCTTTTTTTGCTCGTCTGAAAGATGCTCATAGTCACCTATGAGCATATTCATCATATTTTGGTATCCCAAAGAAGCGTTTGCAAACTCAAGGTTTGTTGCGTTTAGCTTTTCAAGAGCCTCGTTTACATCAACAGAATATAATGCTGATTTGTACAAAAGAACTTGATGTGTGTATTCTTCAATCTGCTTACTCGCGCTTTCAAAATTCTTGTCTATGTTAGATTGAGTTATGTTTTCGTCTATCTCCAAAGCCATCTTATACTCTTTGGCTTTTTCGATAAGTTGTTGTAACAAAGCAATACGACCGCTAAATGTTTTGTCTTTGCTATATGCTTGTTCAATCGTTTTCATTTCAGACATCCTTTTGTTGTACTCGGAAATCTCTTCAACAAGAGAACGCTGTATTTCTTCTCTTTTTGCTTTTGCCTCCTGATGTCTTGCCAAAAAGAAAGCAAAAGCTGCGGCGGCTGCTTGTATCCCTATTGTGAGCGCGTTCATCCCAATTTTTGCATTCCATATAGATGTAGTCAGTGCTGTAAATCTTGTGGAACCTAACGCACGTGCAACGACCCATCCTTCTTTTAATGAAATAGCTAAACTTTTTGCTCCACTTGTAATAGCCGCAAAATTACGAATCAGTTTTACAAACAAAGCAGAACCAGCCCAAGCCACCATTATTGAAATTACTTCACGTAAATGTCTAATAAAAAACTGAATTGTAGTTATCACTTTTAGAAGCACCCCAGATGTAGATGTTCCGATTTTGTTCATCGAAATCTGGAACAAGTCTCCGAGTTTCTGCAACTGCCCGTAAAGCGTCTGTGACTGAATCAGCTGCATATTGTAGAACTCGCCACCGCTTTGAGTCATGCGTTTCAGCACCGCGTCAACGTCTTCAAACAGCACTTTTCGCTTTGAAACGCTGTCGAAAATCTCGTTGATAGACATGTTGATGTTCTTTGTTTCGCGGTAATACTCTTGCAGTCCGCCGAGAATGTTCACACCCGCTTCGGAGAACTGACGCAACTCTTGACCGCGCAGATAGTTTGCCGCTTTTACCTGCCCATAAGCAAGGATAAGTCTGTCCATATCAACACCGACACCGACAGCAATATCTCCAAGCATCTTCAAAGAATCATACAAATTGGTTGTTTCAATACGGAAAGCCGCCAACTGCTTTGCATAGCGGTTCAAGTCCATGAATTTCATTGGAGATTCGACCGCCAAAGACTGCATTTGCTTGAACAACACGTTCGCCTCTCTCGTGTTTTGAATAATTGCACCCAATGCGCGTTGTTGCAACTGAAACTCTGCTGTTATTTTGTAAAGCTGCTTGACAAAGTTTGTAGCACCAAACACACCTGTCATAACTCCGAAAGACATTGCGAGTTGTTCAACCATGCTTTTTGACTTTGAAAAAGCGGATGAAAGCCTGTCTGCAATGTTGGCGTTTCTGCCAAGCATAAACTCCAAACTTTTGATTTGCTGACCGAGTTTAGCGTATTCTTGCTGACCTTTTTTCGTTGCAAGATTGCAGTTCTCTTGGGCGGCACGAAGCCCAGCAAGCGCGTTGTTAATGCGCTTGATAGATTTTTCTTGCTTAAGGTACTCTTGAATCGCAGATTTGTCTCCTGTCAAAACTTTTTCTTCTTGTATTTGCTCAAGAGTCTTTTGAAGAGACTTTGCGTTTTTTAATATTTGTTCTTCGTTTTTTAATGTTTTTGACGCTTCGTCTGACGCTTTTTTTTGAGCATCAGCTTGACCTTTTGTTGCGCTTGCGGCTTGCGATGCGCTTTGTGCCGTATGCTGTTGGGCGTTTGCGGTTTGTTGAGCGTAAACAGAACTTTGTTTTAACGAATTTAAGATTGTGGTTGCAGCAATAGCACCTGCTTGCGCACTTGCGTTTTGAACTTTGTTTAACTGTTCAATTACGTTTGTCATTCCAAGTTCGCTTGCCGTACCTTTAAGCGTCCTTAACTGCTCAATAAGAGCTTGAAAACTTTTAACAGCTTCGGCGTTCCCACTACCAATTTGTTTTCTAAAATCTTCAAGTATTTTGCTCGTGGACTGAAGGTCGCTTTTAAAAACATTCACGTTTGTTTTTTCAGACAAATCTCCAAATCTTTGAATGTTTTTTGAGGCTATGTCAAAACTTCTGCCAAGTTTTTGTATGTCGTTTTGAACGTCTTTTATCTGTTTGTCAAGACCTGTCAAATCAATCTCTTCTCCTGCACCCATAATAATCTATGTTTTTATCGTTAATACTCTTGTTAAAAACCCATCGGCTGACCCAAATCGTTCAACCAGTCAAAACCGTATTCGCCTCCTATCTGAACGGCATCGCGCTCGGCTTTCCTGCGCTTCGCCTCTTTCTCGCTCAAATGCTCCAAATGCGTGTTGTCGAACCGCATCAGCTGTATCATCGGCACACTCAACCTCCACAAGTAATCGTCAACACTCACAGAAGGAAACGCCTTGATGAAATCAACCATGTCGCCGATTTCACTCACAGCGTATATCATTTCTGTTCTTTCGTCTTCGTCCTCATCCTCTTCTTCTTCGTCACCGCTTGTCTGAATACGTCCAGCATATCCAGACTCTGCAAAAAAAAACTTATGTCGAGAAGGCTCAATGTCTCTATCAGTATCTTGCCGAACTGCTTCGGGTCGCAATCCCACATAAGCGTGTTATAAGTAGCCTCGTAAAGCTCAGAAAACCCTTTTGACGGGTCTCCGTCTTCGTATATCTTGTTCTTGTCGTTAAGCAAAGCCAACGTGAAAATATGAATCGTAGCAGGCACGCTTTTGGCAAAATGCTTTACAGTACCGCCGAAAGCGTCTTGCTTTTCGCCGTCAGAATCTTCTTTCGGCGCGTTTGCGTTGATTTCAAGAACCTTTTCCGCTATCAGGTTCTGAGTTCCAGCCCTCAACGGACGTATCGCCCATTCAGTGCCCTCCAACGCAACAATTGTCGGCGTGTCGTTCAATATTTTCGCAAGCCGCATCTGGTCTTCAAGGCTCACATCGGGGCAACCTTTGCGCTTTTCCTCGGCAAGCCGCTGTTTTTTGTCGCTTTTTACTTTTTCAATAGCCACTTTTTCAAGTTTTTATATTCGGTGCAAAAATACAAAAAAAATGCAAAAAGAAAGGCGGGGCATATCACCCCGCCAATCCCACAATTATGAAAAAACTTACCAATTAAGGTTAAGAAAGATAGAACTCGCCGTTTGTGGCTGCCGTAACAGAACCGACAGCGACAAGGTTTGCAGCGGTAGCCGCATCGGTCGCGCTGTTTGCAACGCTGATGGCTTGCGAGGTAATCGGGTTCAAGTACGCGATTTCGGTTTCGGCGTTCTTGTTCGAGTAGTCGATGTAGCCTTGCATTGCCGTGCCGGAAATCTGCGCCGAGCCAGTGGAGGTCTTGAACGTGCCAAGCGTGGTCTTCGCGCTCATTGAGACCTTGGGCAACACGATGATGGGTGCGCTCGTCGGGTGGAACGTGATGACGATGGTGGCATAGCTTTCTGCAGATGCCGCCTCGGAAACCATCACGTCAACAGGCGTAGAGCCGGAGGTGTCGATTTCGCGAGTCCAACCAAACACGCGCTGCATAATGTCAAACGACATATCAACGCAGTCTGCGGTGACCGTGCGCTCGCCTTTGGTGGAAGAACTCATCAGAGGGGTGTCGCCAAATTCCCAATCAACGGTCTCGGTGGTCGGGTCACCCTGCTCGATGCTGATGGAGTCGGCAAGAATCTCAACGATGTCGTAAGTGCTCGTGCCGGGCTTCCATACATTGTTGGTGAACACCCAAGGGGTGTAGTACATGTGGGAGGCTTTGTGAACAAAGACGCTGCCCTTTAATTGTGTAACTGCCATAATGTAAAGATTTTAATTGTTAATGATAAAATTTCTTGTTAAAAAACCATGATGTTAAGCTCTACGATGTTGTAGTGCCAGTTTCTTTTGGTATCGTAGTCGGTGTAGGTCGCTCTTCTTGAGATTTGGTAGTGCGGGTTGTTGGCGTTTCTGATGATTTCGTTCAGACGCTGCTCCAACTGGCTCATCTTCGGAACGTTCTTGCTGCCGTCGGTGTTCGGTCTTGCGTACAAGAGTATCATTACCGTGCCGCTCGCCCTTGCATCCTCGTCAACAATGCTGCTGCCGCAGTCTATAAGGCACATTTCCTGCCACGTGTCCTTGATGGTTTCGGGCAGCGTGCCTACAAAAGTCTGCTGCGTCAGCGTTCCGTAAAGTTCGCCGTAAAGATAGCTTTCTATCTTCGATATGTTGAATTTGTCGTCTGCTACATTCATAGTTAATAAGTTGTCGTTCCTACTTCAATTCCTATCATTTTGATTGCGCTTTTGCCCTTACCGAGATAACTGTTGACAGCATCTTCAATAAGGTTGATTGTACGATAGCGCATATTGCCCCTTTTAAACCAAGCGTAAGGCATACCAACCGTAAGCACAATTTCGTAGCCTTTCTTTACTTTCAGTATTTTCTTGGCTTCTCTTGCAGCGTAAACAGCATAGTCTCTGCCCGTTTTTCTCGCCATGTTTTGATTCACGGCGTATTTCCAAGGTCTGTCGCCTTTGCCGTTTAAATCAAAGCCGTAAACGGGGTTTTTCTTGACAAACGGGTTGCCGTATAAAGCTCTGTTTTTAGAGCCGTGCTTTGTGCTTGTCACAAAATGCGCACCGTCAGTCTCAACACCGAGAACCTTTCCGTTGTAGAACAAGATTCCGACCACGCTTGCCGCATAGTTCCACGTTCGGTATTTCATGAACCTGCTGCCCATGAACTGTGCATAGTCAACAGCTTCAATCAATCTTCTCAACCATAGCGATTCGGTTTGTCGCAGCCGTCTTTCGGCGGTGTCAACAACCGCGTTCATCACGTTCTCACGCCATTGTGAAATTTTGAACCCCATCGCTACACGTCGTTAGCCTGCACGTAGGCGACAAAACCGCCGAGCTGCGAGGGGAAAACCCCCTCTACCTTGCCCTCTATCAGCAAACCGTACATGTTGGCGCGAAACATCACACCTCGGTTCACCTCTATCGGATTCACCGACTCCTTGTCGAAAGGGACGAAAATGGAGTACACCGCCTTGATGAACTCACCAACCCTCGAATGGCTTGCCTCGGTGATGTCGCATTTCGTCTCCAACAAAACAACCTCACTCTCAACCTGCAACTCAAGAGGCAAGCTCTTGTCTATTTCTGACGTGTAAAAAACCCCATCAAACGGGTACTCCTGTATTTCGTCTCTGTCTATGTGCATCGTACTATTTATTCAAAAACTAAAAGAACTTTCCTTCGTCAATCCACTTGACACGACCAGCGATACCGTCAAGCAACTCGTCTTCACCATAGCGTCTGTATATGCCCATGAATATCTGATACAACTCATCGCGGTTGATGGTCTGCGACCCGACAGTTTTCGAGTAAGAGCCGTGCTGGTGCGTGTGGTTAGCCATCATGTTCGGCGAACAATACGCGGTGTACAGCAAGTCAGCCAACAACAAATCCTTGTCGCGCTGCGTAAGAGAATCGTATGACGTGACCTCGGACACGCCTCTGTCAAGGGCTATGCGCTCGATGACGGTCTTGTCGAACACGAATCCCGTCAACCCCTCGATGTACTTGTATATGTCAAATTCATCAGCCATGATTCAGACGTTTAGAAAGTGGTTGAAGACGTTTGCGTGGTGTCGATGATGTAATGGTACAGGAACTTGTCAAGCACCGGAATTGCGCTCATCATCAAGTCGCTGTGCCACTCTTTGAGGTTGCCGTTGGCGATGACAGAGTTCATCACAAGGGCGAGTCCGTTCAACGCGCTGGAGAATGTTCTGTCAATCAGCTTGTTGCCGTATTTCTTGTAGATTTCCTCGTCAAGAATGTTGGTTCTCAACACTTGACCGGCTTTGCCGACAGGACGCAGAACGGCGGTGTTGTCGTTCCAACCGTGAACAGTCTGACCGGCGAAAGAGTCGTACTGGCTCTCTTCTACAATCACGATTTCGGGCATGTCGTCGCCGAAATTGTACTGACGGATGGCGTTCAAAGCCATTTCGGTGTTGGCTTGGAAGACCTGCGGCAGAAGCACGTTGTTGAGGCTGTTGTAGTAACGGATAACCTCAAGCACCTGCGCGTTCTTGAGCCAGTTGTTGAGCCACTGGTTGCGGGTGATTTCAAGCTGCATCTTAATTTCCATGCCGAGATGTTCGCGCACATCGGCGTAAATCTTGCGCACTTGGTCGAGAATCTTGCAGTTCGTGGTGTCAGACCAAACGACAGCACCGGCTTTCAAGAAGTTCTCGGTTGGGATGTTAGCCTTGTACAGAGGGGAGCGGACACCATGCTCGTAGTTCCAAAGCACTTGACCCGTTGAAATGGCTTGAGCAGCCATGTTGGAAAGGGTCTGGTTTGCTTGGTCGAGAGCGGGTTGCAGCCACTCGGTGACGTAGGCTTTGATGAGGTCGCTGTCCTCGAACTGCGAGAACAGTTTTTCGCGCTGGTCTCTCTCCATGGCGGTTTCCACATAACCCTTGGCGATGAAATCGGGAATCGTGCCCGTATAGTAAGCCAAGTTACCCTTTTCTTGAGGGATGGAATCACCGAGAGGTCCGCGCATATCCATCATGCCGCCGCTTTCGACTTTCGTCATTTCCTGCACGAAGGTTGCTCTGCCCTTTGGGTTTGTCGGGATGATGGAAGAAGACACCGTGAACTTCTGTCTCCAGAAGCCGTGGTTGGCGTGTACAAGGTTGGGGTCTTGAAGGATGGTAGAGGTAATCAGCTTGCCTTCCTTGCTGTCCCATAATTTTGCAAATAACGTATTTTCAAATTTAGCCATATCTTACTCCTTTCTTGTTTTTATGCTTCAAGTGTGTCAATTCTTGCCTCGTGGTCTGCGGTGGTGACGGCAACCTTGTTCAAGAAATCAACCTTGAACCATCCGTTCACGTTGGCGAGGTTGAGGTCAAGCACACATTGCGGCATAGGTGACATTTTGTGAATGTACATCAGACCGCCAAGAGCGGGGGTATAGATGTATCTTGCAGAATCGTAGTCCATGCTCGTGACAGCCTTGACGGTGTTCTTGCCGGTGTCTATGACGGGGTAGTCGAAGAAATCGCAGTCGCAATCGACAACGGAGTTGACGGTTTCGACAAGCATCTTCTTGCTTGCACCCGCTTCGGTGGCTTCGACAAGAATCGTGCCCTTGCTGATAGAAGAGGCGATGTTCGCGCTCACGGTCAAAGCCCACACTGGGTAGTCAACGCTGCTGACGGTGGCTGTCGTCTCGGTGATTGCGGTCACGGTGACACCCGTGCCGGTTCCGCCCATGACGGCGGGGGCAACCATGAGGATGTCTCCTACAAACGGCTTGTGATGATAGCCGTCACGAAGGATGTTGATGGTGGTGGTGGCTGCGCTTACAGCCTCGTAGGTCTTCAGAATGTAGATTTCGGGGCGAACGCCTTGGGCGTTGGTCTTGTACCAGCAAAGGTCGCCTGCGAACATCTTGGCAGGGCCTTTGAAGGGGTTCATAATCATGCCGCCGAACGTGGGGTAAACAAGTTCGTTCTTGATACCCTGCAATTTGACGAACACGTTTCTTGAACCGCCTACTTCGCCTCTCTTTTGGATAAGCTCTCGACCTCTGAATGTTCCGACTTCGTTTTCGTAAATCATAATGTAAAGGTTTTAATGTTAATAAAAAGTTAGTTCATCTCTACTCGCCTTGTTCGGCTTTCAAGGCTTCTCCTGCGGCTTTGATGGTTTCCTTGATTTTTTCAAGGTGGCTTGCCGAGCCTGCGCCGCGAGGTGTCAAGTCGTCGTCTTCGGGCATTTCCGAGAAGAACTCGTTGTACATCTCAAGGTAGCTTTCGGCTTCCGCTTCGATGTCGGTGTTCTCGTCAATCTTCGCCTTGTCGAGCATTGATTTCACCCATTTGTCGTTCTTGACACCTTTCTTCTTGATTTCGGCGGCAAGCTGTTCGCGTTTCTGACCAATGGTCTTTTTCGTTTCTTCGGCTTGCTTTTCGTCCTCAAGCTTTTTCAAGCGTTCTTCCAACTTGGCGATGGTCTCGTCTTTCTTGCCGTCATCGTTGCCGACCTCGTCTTTTTTTTTCTTTTTCGCAGGCTCTTCGATTTGCTTTTTCAGCTCCTCGATTTGCTTGTTAAAATTCTCGGCGAGGGTCGAATTGGCTTTGTTAATGTGACCTTTCTGCGTTTCAAGCATTTTAACGGCTTTTTCCGCAAAAGCGTCAAGTTCGATTTCGCTGTCTTCACCAACAAGTTCGCATAGGGTCTCTACGTGTTCCTTGATGGTTCGTTCCCAATCGGCGATTTTTTCTACCTTTTTTGAGAACATTGCCGTGATTTTTTCACGGGCTTCCTCTTTTGTGAATTTCACGTTGTTCTATTTTTTTTAAGTTAAATAGATTGACGCTTCATCGTATCAACCAATGTTGACTACTCCACGTCCTCTACCCCTACCACGTAGGGTGATTTAAGTTAGTTTATGTTTTTATCTTTTTTCAATTTCCTGTTCGTTTTGGATTAACGCGGCAAAAATAACAATTATTTTGTATTTTTTTATTATTCGGAGGGAAAAATCGTCCTATGACGTTTTTTTTGTATTTTTGCGGCTGTAAATAATACCGAATGTCCGAGATAAAAATCATACGACCGCAAGCTGGATTTCAGGAGAAGTTCTGCCGTACCAATGTGGATTTCTGCATTGGCGGCGGCTTATTGAACTCTGGCAAGTCGTATGCTTCCGTTTTGGCTTGCGCACAAGCGGTTTCAGACCCGAATTTCCGCGCTTTGTACTTGCGTAACAACCTCGGCGACTTGAAGGCAGGCGGCGGTATCGCCGATACGTTCAGAGAGATTTTCGGCGAAAGCATAAAGATTGTCGAGTCCGGCGACCCGCACATCAATTTCCCAAGCGGGGCGGTCATAGACCTCACGCACGTCGCCAACCAAAGCAGAGAAGCAATACGACAGCGTTTCAAAGGACGTCAGTACGATTTGATTGTGTTCGACGAAGGAACGGGTTACACTTGGGAATGTCTTACCGAGATTATGACACGTAACCGTGGCAAGGGAAGCTGGACGGGTCACGTGCTTATGACCACCAACCCCGAAAAAGACCATTGGATTCGCACGTTCATAGACTGGTACATCGGCGAAGACGGCTACATCAGAGAAGACCGAAACGGTGTGGTGCGCTATTTCTACATCAACGGCGAAACCGTCAACGATGTTGTGTGGGGCGACACGAAAGAGGATGTATTCAACAAGTGCCGTGTCGAAATATCGCAGCGTCTGCGCAAAATGAACGGCAAGAAAGAGATTTTCAAGTGGCAAGACCTCATAAAGTCTTTCACATTCTATCTTGGCAGTATGTCCGAGAACGTAGCGTCCATCAGCGGCAATAGCGGTTATGCGGCATCAGTGGCGATGGTCGGCGGTCGTGCCGCCCAGCAATACCTTGAGGGCAACTGGAACGTCAGCACCAAAGGCGACCTAAACTCACCGATACCGCAGGCACTCGCAGAATCCGTGTTTGACAACGACCCAATGACCAACGGCGACCGATGGATTACCGCAGACCTCGCCGATACTGGGACAGACAACTTCATTGCGCTTGTATGGGACGGCTTTCACGTCTTTGACATGGTTGTAGCAGGAAGAACAACGCCAAGAGAAAATGCGGATATTCTCAAAAACCTGTGCAGCAAACACAAGATACCAGAAACAAATGTGATTTTCGACGCGACTGGAGGCGTTTATCTGAAAGACTACATGCCTACCGCGATTGCATATTACTCTAACGCTTCTCCGATGGGCGTGTACATGAACCGCTATATGAAGCTGAAAGACGAATGCTACGGGCGTTTGTGCACTCTGATAAAAGAACACAGCATTTCTTTCTCCGAAGACCTCGCCAACAAGATATACTCGCATCCGCTTTTGAGCGACAAGATAACCATCAAGGAAGAGTTCAAAGAGGAATGCGCGTGCGTGAAGTTCAAGGACGACACCGGCATACGCAGGTCGCTGATTACGAAACGAGAGATGAGAAAGCTGCTCGGCAAGTTCCGTTCGCCCGACTTGTTAGACCCTTGCGCGATGCGGATGATGCCCATATTGAGATACGCGAACGGCGAGGAACTGATAAAGACAAGCGCGTACCGAAAAGACGATGAAGATGAAATGGATGGACTTACTGTCAACGTGTTCGACGATACAACTTGGTGTTAAACATATATTTAACCACAATGATAAGCAAATCGAAACTTAAAAAGATAATCGAAGATGCAGAGAGAAAAGGTTACAAACTGAAAGTCAGAGATGTGGCTTACGCTTACCTTTGCACACATTTCGAGGACAGCGCGATAGCGTACAAGGTCGTTTACGGCGAAGACGTGCTTGACACGGCTGCTTTTGACGCGAAGCCAGCAATCGCGTACATCAAAGACCAAATCAAATACTCGCTTGTCACGGATGCCTCTGAAAGTGCCGACAAAATGTCTTTTGATGAAAACAAGAAAGAGATGATTAAGCTCATCAAAAGAACAGAAAAAGGCATGGAAGAAGGCAGAATTGACGAAGATAAAGGTCTTAACATAATAAAAGACATCCGTGTGAAACTGAACGACAAGTTCAACGTAAGCGACAAGTCGAAGAGCGGAATCGTAATAGTAGAGCCGAAGTTTTCAAAAATCTGCGAGTGTGGCAGGGAAATATACGTACCGAGCAAACAAGAGTTGATGGCGCAATACGGGCTGGTTGAAAAAGAATAACGTACAATAATATAATATATACTATATACTATGGGTTACGAAGAAATGAAAAAAGAGCTTTTGGCAAGTCCCGAAAAGCTCATGCAGAAAAAGCCGTTTTACAGAGAGGTTTACGAAACGAAGGGTGTGGCGAACTGCGGCTTTCTCTCTGAACAATATATAAACGAGACGATAACCGCAGAGCCTACGTCGCTGAAGGTCACCCCCGTCTCGCAGGACAGGTTCTTGATGGAACTCAACCCAGACTCTCACGATGTCTTGTTTGACGAGAACATCCCGTCAATCACGATGAAGCTGAAAAACGGCGGTTGGGCTGACTTGAAATTCAAAAGGGTGGCTGTGCCTTTCCAACGCCTCATCAAGAACAAGCAAGTGCTTCACGCGACCGGCAATCCGCTGAACCACACACTGCTGATTGAAAACCCGACAGAAACGCAATCCGACAGCTTCATTCTTGTAAAGCAGTATTGGAAGATGCGCAACCAAGACGGAATGTTCAAGAAGATGGTCGAAACGCAGAAGTCGATGGGCGATGTGGGGTTGCTCTACTATTACGACTACAAAGGTCAAATCAAGTGCCGTGTGCTTTCGTACAAAGACGGCTACGCGATATGCACACACCGAGACAACAACGGCGATGTGATACTTGAAAGCGTTGTGTACGAAAAAGACAACGTGAAATACATAGACAGTTACGATGACCTGTATATGTACCGCTACAAGAACGACACGAACGTCACAAAGTCCGAAGAAGACGGATGGGTGCTTGAAAAGCGAGTAAGGCACGGCTTTGACGAAATACCGCTCATCTCAAAACGCGGAGAGGTCGCTTGGAACGCCGTGCAAAGCGCGATTGACGTTTACGAGGTCATCTACAACGTGTTTCTCGCCATTCAGAAAAAACACGGCTGGGGCGTTCTCTACATCAAGGGCAACTTTGACGAGAACGGCAAGAAACTCGCGGGAAACATCATTCTGAACGACAACAGCATAGACGGAAAAGGCGATGCCAAGTTCTTGACACCGCCATCTCCAGAACATATCATAGAGACCTTGCAAAGCATCGAGGACAACATTCAGAAAGGTGCTGGCACGACGTTCATTCTGCCGAAAGACATCAGATTGAGCGGCGACATCAGCGGCATAGCAATCGCACTCACAATGTCTCTTGACATCGAGACCGCGGAGCAAGACAGAATAGACTGGCAGAACGTGACGTGCAAGATGATGCGTCTGTTCAAGTTCGGTCTTGCCAAGGAGTTGTACAACAAAGACAAGAAGAAATACAAAAGCGTCATTTCCGATTTCGAGGACATCGACATCTACTCTGAAATCAAGGTTTGGAGACCGATGAATGAATACGAATACAACCAGATGATTCAGATGATGACCCAAGGCGGTGTGCTTTCGTTCGAGACCGGCACTGAACTCTGCACATTGAGCAAACCCGATGAAAAGGCACGGCTTGCAAGAGAAGAAAAAGCAGAAGAAGAGAAAGAGCAGCGCAAAGAAGAACGTGAGTTTCAAGTAAAAGGTTTTACAAACCCACAAAACGAATAGTGTATGGAAAAGGTGTTGCGATTATACGAGATACCCGATGTCGAGAACATAGTTACCGTTCTCGGCTCTGGGGATTCTCTGCCAGAAAGCGGGTTTTCGGAAAACGACTTGTTCATAAATCTTAACACCGACGGCTTGTACAAAGCGGTTGAAAACCAATCGCAACAGCTGCAATGGGTGCAGATTCAGTTTGACGAAACAAAATACTACCGCGACAAGTCTGCGGAAACACCGCTGTTTTTCAATTTCAGCCAGCAATACGGGTTGAATGAATACGATGTTTCGTTCCCTCAAAACGCCGAAAGAGCCGCTGAAATCACGTCTTTCACATACAGCGCGACAAGAATGGGCAACGCGCCCACAATATCGGGAACGCTCATGTACCGCCAATGCCTTGACGAGCTTTGGACTGACCGCGTGTGCGTTTTTTTCAACAAAAAGTTCTATTTCATAGACAAGATACCGACAAGCGAGTACAACAACACCGATGAGCGGTACAAACACTCTTGCGAGTTCGTGAGCGAGAACAAGCTGCTTGAAAACGTATATTTCACAAACGTGGTTGATGTAGAGCATTCAGGCGAAGACGAGGCGATGCTACCGATGCAATGGCTTGATTTCACGTTTTTCGGCGGTATAAGCGAGTTTGTTTCACGTTTGAACCTTTCTCTTGAATACAGCGGTCTTGACGCACAACACGTCGGGTTCAGAGTCGTGAAAGACTATCTTGAACCAGTAGAGGAAAAACTGATTACAATATCTGAAACAACGCTCAAAGCGGCTCTTGACTTGATTTACGAAACGTGGGAGATTCCTTATTGGTTTGACGGTTACACAATACACATCGGTTACTCAAACGAGCAGCAGATGCAGCAAGCTGGCATAACGATGCCAACATTCCAATACGGGGCGGTGCAAAGCCTTCTTTCTTTGCAGAAAAGCCAAAGCAACGACATTGTGAACAGAATAACGGGTTTTGGCTCGGAAGAAAACATACCGACATTCTATCCAAACAAAAACCCGAACGCCATAGAGTTGCAATACCAGCGCAACCAAACGCTGATGGTGGATTATGCAAAGATAGTGAACCCGTACAAGACTGTGAAACTCAAACCTTCCGAATCGGTACACCAAGGCGTGCCAAGCGGCTCGTATTTCAAGTACATGCCGATAACAAAGACGTACAACTATGACCAGTTCATGTCGGTGAACACTCATGCAAAACCTAAAGTGGTTGATGAAGACGGCGATCCATCTCTTGTTTTGACGGCAATAGAAGACTACAACTGCCAAAGCAGGTATTTTGTGCAAGGACACGGAGGAACGCCCTCTATTATAGGGCATTCAAACGCCCACCCCGAATACAACATCATATGCAAAAGAATATGGGTGTGGCTTCGCGAGGGCACTTTTGAAAGCTTGTCGATAAAAGACGAGATGGACGCAGTTGAAATGTTCAAAAAAAGCGGTGCTTCGCAAGTTCTTTTCTATGACACGAACGCGCCGAAATTCTTTGTCAAAGCGCAGTCGTACACTTACACAAGAGAGCAGTACGAAACGGTAATAGGCAACAACCAAGGGTTCAATCAAAATTCATCGGCAAACCTAATAGACAAATATTTCACTTTGCGCACAGAGAGCAACGATGTCGTTTATGTATGGGATGACGGAACAGAGACGGACACTTACAACGAGGTGTTCCCGATAGACATTCAGAGTTTTCCCGCAGGCACAACTTGTCTGTCTTTCACGGTAGGATTGATGGCGAAATACAACGATGCCACAGCACCTACGTCTTACGTGCAGACACAGTTCAAGACAAAAACGCAGACCGTTATAACGCACACTCTTTTATCTACGCCGGACTGGTCTTTGAACGCCGACGGTAACGTCGCTCATCTTTGGCGGTATGGCATACGCCTGAACAGCGATGTGACACCTCTTGAAAACGACATCATCTATTTCACGAAAGAAACTGGTGCTTTGCCTTATTATTGCGGAATGCTCATGCCTTATTCTTTCAGACTGACAAACGACATTTGGATTAATGCAAAAAACAACGAATATCTGAAAGAAAACGGCACTGATTATTACTCTTTTGAAAATCTTTACAAGATTTCGTGCGCAAAAGAACACGTTGAGAATTTCGACGACATCAAGCCTACGATAAAAGGCATGATGAACAACGACACGCCATCGAAACGCATAGACCAAATAATTGATGTTGCCTTCGACCAAGACGACAACAACGACTTGCAAGAAAACGGCACTGATTACCAACACCCGTATTTCTTTGTCAAGCTTGCCAAGACAAGCCTTGATGACGGCTACGGCTTCAACTTGTTCGACTGCGCCATAGACGGCGACACGATGAAACTTAACATGGCTGACGGCAACTGCGGCGGATGCACGTTTGAAGTCATGGTTGACTACAACGACGGCGTTGCTGTAAACCCGATAGGTGTGTTTACCGAAGCGAAAACGATAAACGGAGTGACCTACGCTGCCGGCACGCCATACCGAAACGCAAACGGTGATGTGATGACAAGCAATGCGCCGAACACAAGCGGTCAGCAAGACACATCGGCCGCAGAGGTGTGGATTGCGTTGAGAAAAGACAACGAGACTTTCGGCAGCTACGCAAACGGTGCGGAAGTCGTGCTTCCAGACAGCAAACGCGGGGAGAATTTCATACCGCAAGAGGGTGACAGCTTTACAATCATCAACATTTGTCTGCCTTACGCTTACATTATCGCGGCTGAACAACGGCTTTATTATGCGATTCTCGACTATATGGAGAGAAACAACCCCCGCACTTGGTCTTTTTCTGTCAAATTCTCGTCAATCTACTACAAAAAACACTACGAGTTCATGGACAAATGGCTCAACGAATCATCTCAATTGCCTTTTGTCTATAACGACATTGAAAGAAAATACTTTGTGCAGTCGTACTCGTACAAGATGAGCAACAACTCGGCACTGCCGGAGGTTACCGTTGAATTGAACGAAAAAGTCAAAAAAAGAAACTTGTTCTACCCGATACCGTACAACCCTTACCAAAACACAGAATACGTGGAATCGCAGAACAAAATGGCTGTGATGAAAATCGTGAAAGAAATGATTGGCGACACTGCTTCTCCGATAAACCAAAACGTAAATGACTTGAAAGTCAGCGGTGACATAACATTGTCAAACGGCGTTTCTTTGAACTCGCAGATAGCCGCCATAAACGCACAGATTTTCACCAACGACAACATTCAGACAAAATACAATATATGGGCTAAAATCAAAGATGTTGCAGAAGCCGAAAACCTTTTCAAAGACGGTGTTTTTGCGACAGAATACAACAGCATTTCACCGACAAACTCTGCTGTTTCAAAACTTGAAAACGGCGTGTTCGGCAAAGACGGCTTGCACGTGGAGTTTTCAGACACCATCGCTGGAATCTCTTTCGAGCAAAAGATTTTTGTCGAAGAAGAAACGGCATACACAATCGTCTTTTACGCTAAATCCGACGACAATGTGAACATAGACACTAAAATATATTATTTTGACGAAGACGACAAATCGTTGTCTTATGACACGTTTGAAAACAGAGAGCTGACAACAGAGTGGCAAAAAATTGTTTTCTTGATAAACACGCCACAAGCGACAAATTACCTTACTATAAAAATCAACAAGTCCGCATCTTAGTGAACTACCGCTTGGCTAAAGACCAATGGGTTTTCTTGGCAAATTAATTATAAAATGCGGACTTTTCTTTATCCTTTCAAGTACAGCGCATTTGGGTCGAACATCGCCGACTTGTCTTGCTCTTCCCATGCTCCGTTAGCTTTTTTATACGCTTTGTTTACTGACTGCCATGTGCCGTTGACCTTGACCTTTATATCAGACGCTTCAACCCAGTTGCCGTTGCGCTTCACGAATATCTTGTTTCCTCGAAGATAAAAGTGAATGAAATGGTCTTCCGACACATTTGTCAAAGAGTATGTTGCGCTTACGCTGCCACCTGCCTGTGGCTCAAGCTGCGACGTGACATCAATGCCGTTATCCTCAATGATGACGTTTGTAAGGTCACCTAAAATGTCAAATGTCCTCCCGCCTCCAGCAACTATGTCAGCTCTACTCGGAGACATGAGCACTCCTGACACGTTGCTGACGGCCGCAACCTCATACACAACCTGGTTGTAAGTGTAATTTACCGTCAGTGTAGCACCGTAAAAGCGGAAATTTGTAGTTGAATTAGCATTATTAGCATTGGTTGACCTTTTTGCATATAATCTTATACTAAGATTGTTAACTTCTTGAGCCGTCCACGAATCAGTATTGTTACTTAAAGTGGATATTGTTGACGTTGATGTTGTTACAGTTATTTCAGTTCCTTTCCCGACACCATTTGCGAACATCTGCATCTTTCTTTGTCCAGAAAGCAAAGTTGAAGTTTGTGTTGTAGAAATATATGCTTTTGCTTGACAAGTCAATGAATTTATCGTTGCTCCGGAAGGGACCAAATCGCTTGCAAAATCAAAATACATATATGTCTCGGCACTTACTCCGCGAGCAAGATATATAGTTGCGTAAGTGGTGCTATCCGCTTCAGTATATCCTCTTGTCACGTTTGACACGGAATAAACTTCTGCCGAATCATAATGGTTAGACGATGGGTTAACCGACTTGCTGTCTGTTATTGTCTCTGTTCTCATTACGATTGTATTTGTATATAAATGTCGCCGTCGGCACCAAGCGAGCTTGACGGTGCTGATGTCCCGCTGTAAATGGTAACAGGTTTTGTCCACTCGACATCGGTTTCTGTACTGTTCACGGTAAGCACTTTGCCAGCGTTGTTGTCTAAAGACGGCAGCTCAAACTCGTCCGTTATGCCGATACCGGTCATGTATATATGCGCGGCTTTGGCTTCACCGTTGTTGCCTGTGTTAAGGTACATGAACATCGCACCTTCCGGGACTTTGAACGTTCTCTTTCCGCCAACGGCGACAGACACGGTAGTTTCCCACCCGTCTGAATAATCGGGCGTTGTGCCGTATGTTGTGGATTCATAGCTGTCGAGAAAAGCTATATATGCCGCAGTTGACGAATTTGACTCCACAGTGACTTCCCTTATGTCAGCGACAGGCACAATCCAATGTTTGTAAGTCGATGATGACACCCATTTTCCAGACGCTGTAGCTATATAGTTGTTATGCGATTCATATTCGTTGTCAAGCCGCGAAACGATGTCTTTCTTGTTCCAAAGTTTGCGTAATTCAATTCCAATCGTTTTGTTTTGAACAGGATTAGTGCTTGTTTCGGATATTTCTGTGTCAACGACAAGCCGTTGCTGAATATCAAATGTGAAAAATTTCCAGCCATCTGTAGTTGTATATCTTAACACGTGATATTTTACTGTTAAAACTGATGTTGAAGATGTGGTTTGCGAAAATCCAGTGAAAACAACAAACGGATTAGAATTTGCTTGATTCAAAAGCAAAAAGTCTGTCGTAGGATACGATAGTTTGCAAATGACAATTTTGTTCGCATCTTTCGCTTCCACAATTTCAGCTGGTGTTTTGTCCATCGTGTTGTTTGAAATGTCATAATTGCATACAAACACTTCTTCTGTGTCGCCCCCACTTTGCTCTACCCATTCAACTCCAGTAGCTTCGCTGTTGACTGCAAGGACCTTGCCAGAGTTGTCGTCAATTGACGGATAATCCGACAAGTCATCAAGTTTGTTGGTTATTCCGATGCCTGTAAACAACAAAGAGACGGGTGTCGATCCAAAACCAAGATATAGATATTGTGCATCTTTAGGTACTTTATAAGTATGCGTACCTAAACGGTAATCCTTTCTTCCAGAATAACCTTCTGCATAAGTTGATGACGGCGGTGTACCTTCCGTATAAGTTTTTAGAAATGTGTAGTGACTACTTACGTTTGGGTCTGATGTAATTGTAAATTCTTTAATGTCGTTACACGGTATTATACAATGTTTGATTGTTGTGCTGTTTGTCCAAGTGCCGCTGGAGTTTATATACCCATTCTTTTTTTGATATTCATTATCGATTCTTCCAACTATTTCTTTCTTGTTCCACAGCTTTCTCAACTCAATACCGATTACTTGGTTTTGCACAGGATTTGTGCTTGTTTCGGATATTTCTGTGTCAACTGTCACATTGTCGCCTATTGTCAAATCACCGCTACCAAGAAGGCTGTTGCCGTTGATGGTTTTAATGTTCTGACCTGTGCCAGTCCCAATGAGTAATTCTTGAGCACGGAATTTGAAATAATTCCATTTTGATGAAGAATCATAATAAAGACTATATACGTCACTACCATCAATATGGGTAAAAAACAATTGAAATGTGCCTTCTTTTGAATCCTCAACATAACCAATACAGTGATATAGTAGACGTTCATTCTTGCTTGACTGAATTATTGGATTAATTCCAATAACACACTTTGTCTCCGTTTTCAAAGCCGCAAGAATATTTGCTGGTGTCATGCTTGACGTGTACAAACCTCCAGATAAAGTCCAAGTAAAATAAACCACTTCTGTCGGAACATCGTTCAGCGTAATAAAATTAGTGTCATTGGTGAAGTAACTCAAAGCAGCTGGCAACCCAATCAAATCGGAATATGTACCTGTCTTCGCTACTTTGTGCAAATTGACCGTTCCGCTCAACGCTTCTGACGAGCTTGTTGACTGCGCTGTTGTGTTTGTCGTGTTCAACGTGCCGGGTGCGGAAGGTATTGTCGGCTTGTTCTTGATATAGTCGTCTTTGGTGTTGTCGCTCTGGTTCCAGTCTGATTGTACGTTCTTCTCCGCACCCGCTTCGATGTCCGCCAACTTGCTTTTCTCTGTTGTGGTGTAGTTGTTGTCGGTATGAACGTATCCCGCATCAGTTACGATATTCTGCGGCTTGTTCTTGATGTATGCGGGGTCTGTCGCGTCAGTTTCGCTCCAATCGGACTGTTCTTGCTCGGGTATGTTTTGCAAAGCATTGTACACGCCGCCGCTTGTTATCGGGTTTGTGCTGCCGCTCGTGGGTGTGGTGTCAACTGTTTCTGGGACAAGGTACATTTCCGTGTCTGACGGAGATTGTATCTGTTCGTACTGCGCTTCTGACAGCACGTTTATTTTTAAATCGTTTACTTGGGTGTCTGTGGGCATATATTTGTGTTTTTTATATTTTATTCGTCAATTCGGCATAACGGTGATATTGAATGAAGCTATGGCTGTTTCATCGCAATCATTCTCCGCAAACAAACTGATGTTGTGCGGAACATAATGACCGTCTATTAATACCGATTCTTGGTAATGGTCGTCTGGTGTTTTCCCCGCTATATTCTCGAAATAACCGTTCGCCCTTGTGCTTGGGTGTATCATCGACAAATCAACAGTGGCATAATTCTGCCCTGCGTCACAATACACGGTTATATCATTCGGCACGTTCAGCCACTCAAGTTCAACGGGCGATTTCAATTCCACGTCCACGTGCCCAATCCTGCCGTTAGCATCCTTTGCGTATATCGTCTTGTGGCACACGACAATGCCTCCGTATTGGTCTGTGCTTTCGTATACAGTACCCGAAACGGAAAGCCCGCTGAAAACACCCGTGCTGTTCGTGGTTGTGAAATTCGGTTCTAACGAATAGACATAAGGTGCTGTACCGCCGCTCGCGGAAACAGTTATGCTTCCATCCGCACCGTCAAAGCAGGTCACGTCTTTATGCGCAGATACGTTTTCTGTCACAGTCAATGCGACACCAAGCACAAAAGAGCCTTTACCGCTGAACGATGGGCTTTTCAGCTTGTATCTGTTGCTTCCGTTATATAGTTTGTATCTTATCAGTGCCATGTCACCAATGTCTGAATGTTACTGTCGTGAGTGTCGGCTTGTTTGACAAATCGTCATAGTCCCCGCTCGTGGCTACATTTGCCAAATTCGGCTTGTTGTTCAGTTGATTGTAATTTCCAGTAAACGCAACGGTGTTTAACGCTCCGTTTTCCCAGCATCGGTGTAGCTCGCTGTAAACAAGCACATCATAATCATCGGGAAGATAAATGTCTGTATCATTTAAATCTTCAATGGAGGCTGGTATAGTCGGTTTGTTCTTTATATAGTCGTCTTTGGTGTTGTCGCTTTGATTCCAGTCAGACTGTACGTTTTTTTCCGCTCCCACCTCTATGCCGTCAAGTTTGGTTTTCATCGTCAACGTGAAAACCTTGTTGACATTCCCGTCAACGACCAAATCCGCTGACAGCGGGTTCTGTGGCGTTATCTCGCTCTGCAAGCCGGCAACCAGGTCTGCGACGGAAAACTCGATCGTGCTGCCGTTCTGAAGCGTCAAAACAACCTTCTTCGTGCTGTCGTCATAATAACCGCTGACTACAACGCTCTCCAACGGCAAGTCTATTGTCCCAGCACTACCGAGGTTGTTCCCGTCTTGGTCTTTCAGTTGGGCTGTCACGACAAAAGAAGAACTGTTCACGGACAGCGACAATGACGCACCATATTTCGTGCTTGACGGCAAGGCAGACACATCGTTTGCCGTAGTAGGAACAGTGATGTTTATGGTTTTGTCAACAGACGCATTTGCCGTGAACGTGTCTATCGTAGTACTGTTTTTCTGAATGGTAAGCACTGCGTTGTTGACGGTCGGTATCGTCGGCTTGTTGAGCAAATCATCGTAGCTTCCAGTCTTTGAAACTTTATGCAGATTAACATCGCCGCTCAAAGATTCGCTTGCGGATGGAGTCTGTGCGGATGTATTCGTGGTGTCCAGCGTACCCGCCATGCCTTGCCGCGTGTCGCTGTCCGTGAACGGAAGATTCCCGACGGTTGTAACACCGTCGCCGACCTTGTATTTCGGGACAGGAATTGTCTGCCCGCCTTGTGTTATAGTTCCGCCGTCGGAATATATTATCTCCTCGCCTTTCTTCGGTATGTATGTCGCATGCTCCTCCCAATAGGCGGAGGTGTTTGTGTATCTGCCTATCTGTTCTCCAGAAAGCGGCTCTTTCAAAGAAGGCACATATTTGTCCGGCGTTGTCACGCTTGCAACAATGTTGCCGTCTTGGTCAACGGCTGTCAAGTCGCTTCTGAACACCATCAAGCCGTCTATGTCAAAAGATTCTTTCGTCGGCATATACTGTTTTTGAAAGGTTGTTGAAAAAAATTATTGATTATCTCCGCCGAATCCGTTTGTGTTGCCCATCCATTCCGCGATTTCGTAGGCATCGTCGTAGGTCGTTTCGCCTGCCGTGATAGGAGGTGTCGGGAATGCGAAGTTGAGCGTTGTGCCGTCGTCGGACATGTCGAATGTGCAGCCCGAGTACATGCTGTCGCAGCCGCCGTAGCCGATGGTGGTCAGTTGTGGAATATTAGCCGCAGCTGTGAGGGAGGTGCAGCCCGAGTACATGAAGTCGCAGCCGTAGTCGCCAATAGAGGTGATAGTGTCCATCGCAGGAGGCGTGAGCAGGACAGGCTCAACGTCTTCACCAATGATTGCAAACAAGTTCATAAAACCGTAATCAGGAACTTCCGTTAATTCCATTGTCTTGTCAAGAAGCGACATTATATTCCCGCCTGCTGAAACGCTGCCATCAATGACAAAATTGGTGAAACTCGGCGTTTCTTGTCCTTCAACAATAGCTCCTAATCCATTCGGGTTGTTGCCTCTGATGAAAAGTCTTTCCCCGACAGAATACAACAACTTTCCATCAAATCTATGAACTCCATCTATTGTTGTATAGTGCCACTGATGCCATTCTTTTCTGTCCCAGCTCCACTCAAAGTTCGGTGCGGTTTCAAGCGTTGAAACAAAGCCTACATGACTGTTGATTGCAAGATTATCAAAATAAAGCGGCAACATTTCCGGCTCTGGTTCTACTGGCGTAAAACTGCCATCGTGAATCGTTTTCATCAGCTTGCCGTCTTCCAAGTAAACGGTCTTGTGCCATTTGCATTTCGGGTTTTCTATGTCAAGTCTTCCGACCTCTTTTCTGCGTTCCATATTCTCGGTTTTATAAAACTAAAATCTTTTTCTCTGCGCTCTGTGTCGCGGGTTTCTTGACTCTCTTTGTTTGATTTTCCTTATGTGGTTTGACTTTCCCATTGAAACATCCGCAAAACAAAAACACCGCAAAAATACAAAAATATTGTATAATCGCGGTGTTGTAACACAAAAAAACTGTTTTCCGTCAAAATTCCCTTGCCACTTCAAGAACTGAATCCGACATTTCAGCCATCAAGTCGCCAAGCATATAGCAGAATTCCTCTTCGGTCAGCTTTATAACAAAAGCTTTCGTGATGTGGGAGCATATATGGGCGACCTCGTGGCTTAACGTGTTTATGAACTCTTTGAAGCTTGTAGTCTTGTAAACGACAGCCACGGACGAGCGGTATTCGGGCGAGGAATACGTAAGACCCGTGTCTTTCGCGCAGTTCATCATGCTGTATTCGGCATCAAGAAGATGATGCTTGTCGCAGCCTATCTGCTCAAGAGCGTCAAGAACCAAGTCTGTCTTCTCGCAATCGAAATCCACAAACACATCTACACGCCATCCGTAGCGCGGTATGAAAACGGTTTCTTTTGTCATAGCATTTCCTCCCATTCGATAGGTTCGCCGTTGTTCACGCAATCGTAGAAAAATCTGCTGAATACATGACCGTCAGCTTGGTCGGGGTCGTCAACATAATCCTTGACGAAAAGAGCAAGGTGCTGCTCGTCGGGAACAGAACTGCCGAGGTAATCGGCTGTCCCCATGCTCCATGTATAGACACCATCGTACATCACATCGTTGTCTAAAACGATGCCGTACTTGGTCATAACACTGTCGAAAACCTCTTTCGTGACGGGTGCAACCTTCTCTTTCTTGCCGTTGGCTTTGTTGACCTTGTACATCTTCGACACGGCAAACTCATACATCTTCTTGTTGAAATGCTTGCCGTAATGCCGCAGATAGTTTATCATCTCGGTCGGAAATTCATCGTATAAATCAAGCGGTTGTCTGTTCTTTGCCATATCCAAGACTTTTTGATGTTTAGTACATGCCTCCGCGTCTGCGCCGTCTCTCGCTAATCATGTGGCGGATTTCGTCGCCTTCGTCCATGTCACGGTTGCGGTCGGAATCGTCATCGCGCATACCGACATTCATCGGCATACGTCTGCCGTATCTGCCTCCATCAGAACCTCTGCGCTCGCCGTAGAACTCATCTTCCATTTTAGAGATGCAGTGCATCAGCTCGCCGCCAGCCAAAAGCATGTCTTCTACAAGGCTCGAAAGCTTGTCAATCTTCTTTTCGCTTATTTCAATGACTCTTGCCATATTTTACTCCTTTCTTGTTTTAAGAAACCAAAGACTTGATGTTCTTGCTCATCTCGGCAAGCATCGCCTCCATACTGTTCATCCTTGTTTCAAGGGTGTTCATCTTGTTCTCCCTCTCCTGCTCTTTGGCGATAGATGGGTTCAGCTGTGCGCTTATCAAGTCGCACTGTTCGATGATTTTTCGGTCGTTGTCTATGCCCTCGATGCGCTTGCGGCTACTGTCGCGCATAGCGTCAATCTCGGCGCATACAGCGTCTTTGCTCTCTGAAATCAAGATGCCGTTCTCTCCGTAAATCGAAAGGTTCGATGGCACTTTCTTGAAATCCACGTTCTGCCCGTCAATGTCAACTGTGATGTCAACCGTGGTTTCGACGCCGTTAATTAACGGGTTCAGCGGGTTCACGTTCGGCGAGTATTTAGGCACGGGGGTCGTGACCGCCGACACTCTGCCGGTCTTGAATACGATGTTGGGCAACGCCCTTTTGTCCAATATGTAGATTAAATTTGTCTGCCTTAAAGTGCTAAACATAGTCTTTGGTTTTTTTGTTAATAATTAGGTTTGTTTGTTTTGAAATTTTTTGTATCTTTGCACCCATAATTGGGTCGATAGTTCAGACTTGCAAACTGAATGACAAGGAGATAAGTCAACGGCTCTTTCGACCCTCTATTTTATCGTTGGCATCATCAAAATCGTTGACAAATGACAAACGAAGAATTTATTGAGAGCATCAGACTCCCGAATGAGGAGTGGAGATACGTTGTTGGCTATGAAGACCGCTACATGGTATCGTCTTTTGGTAGAGTTGCAAGAAAAATGATAGTGTATAATCAATGCAACAAATATCATACAGTTGTCCTTAATCAAAAAATTTTGAAACCTTTCATTAAAACAACAAGGAACAACCAATATGAAGAAATAGGTTTAACCGTATCAAGAAAAAAGACAAACCTTAAAGTGCATAGACTTGTTGCAATGGCTTTTATCGAAAATCAAGACAACAAACCAAAAATAGACCATATAGACGGAAACGGGCTAAACAATCACGTTGAAAATCTTCGTTGGTGCACTCATCTTGAAAATGTTAACAACCCTATCACAAAAAAAAGACAATCTGAAGCTCGAAAAAACAGAAGATTTCCTGTTTATTGGAAAGCAGTTGTTTGTGTATTCAAAGATGGCAGCACAAAACAATTCAATTCTATTACAGACGCGGAAAAAGAAGGTTATCAAAGGGCTTCAATTATACATTCTTGCAAAAGAAAAGATATAATTCCGAGAAAATTCAAATGGTATTATTTAGACGATTACCAAAAACTCATATCATCCAGCGATGTCAAAGAACTATCGTAAAATGGCTAATACTACGCCGTCAGCGGTGATGTAAGTTGCAAGATATTGTTGAACTTGTCGTTAAACAATTGCAAAATACCTGTGCCGTCCAAATCGGCAGCGGTCACGGCTACACCGTTGAAATAGGTCAGCGGTCTTGTAATTCCGTTAAGCGTCAAAGTTATCGGAAGTGTGCCAGTAGTACCAGTAGGAATAGCATCCGTGATACGTATGGTCAAATATCCAACAGGAGGTATGCGACGGAAACCAAGCGCAAAATTGACAGCCGTGTCACTTACCGTAGTGTTAAATGTCGGCAAGTAGCTTATGCCTTGAACATTAGTGGTTACGTTTACGCATCCCATATCAAACCTCCCTTCTTAAAACGCGATACCGTTGTTCCAGCCGTTACCGAAGAATCCGCCGTTCCAACCGAAATTATTCATATTCGGTGTTGCATTGTAAACCCCAACTTGTGGGTACTCCACGTTAATAGTCGCGGGTAATTTGCATTTAATGTCGTCAACCTCGCGGGCGATGCCGTTGATTGCGGCGTTCAGCGGGGCGACAGCCTGTTGCACGATACCTGCGGTGAAGTTCTGCGACTCAAGTTTGGCGACCTGTGCCGTGAGAGCGGTGATTTCGCGGTCTTTGCGGCTTGATTCAAGAGCGTCAATCTTGTTGTCAAGCAACTGATAGTTGCGGTTCATCGTGTCAACGAGCAACTGGCTTTGTTTGCAGTCAGACAGTTCCTGCGCGGCTTTGGTGGCTGCGATATTCTGGTTGACTGCGGCAAAACCGTTGTTGATAGCACCCGTCTGTTCCACGGTGCGCAACTGTGACTGGTAGCCTTGTTCGGTGACGAGCAGTTTATTTTCGCAACAGCACTGGGCAAAGGTCGCTGCGAGGTCTTTGTTGCCGCTGCAAATCTGATTGATAATTTGCAACGGAGTTGTTGCGTTCTGAATTGCCATGTTGTTCAAGATTCCGTTGATAGCACCGAACTGTGCGCTGACGGTTGCGAAGTCTTGACCGAGCATATTGCTTACTGTCTGGATAGCTTGACGGCTCTGCTCTCCGTTAGAGCTGATGGCTTGAATAAGCAAATCAGTGTTGTTGTTTGCGGTCGCCTGTGCGCCAAGAGCAGCAGCGGCAGCACCGCCACCGTTCATGCCAAAGCCATTTCCACCAATCCAGTTGCCGAGTGCGCTACCGAGAAAACCGCCGATGCCTGCTCCCCAGAAGTTTCCGCCTCCGAAACCGTTACCCCAGCCACCGTTGTTGCCATAAGCCAACCATGCGGGAACGGAGTTGTTTCCTTCGTTGCCGAAAACATAAGTTTTTGAAGTTTCACTTTCCATATTATTTACTATTAAAAGGTTAAATCGCCCTCTTTCGCCTTCGGGCATTGGCTGTAAGCTTACGGATGCAAAGAAAATACAAAAAACCCGCGACGAAAAATTATCGACGCGGGAAAAATACAAAGTAATGAGATAGAAAAAGTTAAAAGTCTTTCCGAGCGGAAAGTTTGTCAATATAGTCTTTGTCCCAATAGAGGGATGTTATGCCTCTGATTTTTCGACCGTTGCGGATTTCGCCTTTGCGTATTTTGCGGTCAAATTGTCTAACTGACAGACCGAGCAAGTCAGACGCTTCTTTCTTGGTGTAGCCGTACATTTCGCGTGAATCGACCAATTTGAAGTCGCCTTTGATGGGTTGGTCGCAAACACCGCTTTCATACATTTTGAAGCCGAAAGAGAGGTATTTGATGGCGTTTTTCATAAACACCTTAAAACTTGTATTTGAATCTGTCATATATATAAGTGCAAAGTGATGAAACGACAACGGCGATGAATATCGAAAACACAAACTCTTGCAGAGTGGCGAACTTTTTAGAAAACTTGAATATGCTGTCAAGAAAATCAACAAGAGACACCATTATCAAATTAAGATAAAGTATTCTTGACCAAAGAGAAACATACAGCCTTCTGCTGATGAAATAAAGCATCGCAAGAATGTAGATTGAAAAGCCCGCTATCGGGCAAAGATACCAGCAAATCTCTAAATCATAGGTGTCACAAAGAAAACCTATTACCACAACAAGAGACAAGACTATCGGTATTTGTTGCAAAACACGGATAGCCTTTCTCAAGTTGTTCACACGTCTGTTACTTTTTTGACGCACCTCTTTTTCTTCTTTGACGGCTTTTAGTCAGCCCCGTCGTACCAGAAATTTTCTTTGCCATAGCCGTGAAATTTGATTGGTTAAACACTATTGTTGATTATCAGTTTCTTCGGGCAAAGCGTCTGCAATGCCTTTCAGATTTTCCACTAATTCTTCTGCGGATTTCACCGAGCTCTCGAAGTCGTTGTTCGCATCGAAATCCTCTTTCTGCAAGGTTTCCGTACTCTTGTTCATCAACTCTTCGGTGAACTTTTGTATGCTCTCGAAAGCCTTGAACATAAAATCTTCGTTAGAGAAGATGATTGTCGGTGCGAAAAGGATGGCTGACACGAAATCGGCGATGTTCTGAAGGTTCTCTTTCTCCTCGCCTTTCTTGTCCTTGCCGTCGATAAGAACGTCAAGCAGTATTTCAAGCGTGTCGTACAGCGACTTGTAGTCGGGCTTCACGAAAACGTGATAGCCGCCTTTGGTCATATAGTGCATAAAGCCACCAGCTTTGTACAAGCAAAACGATTCGCAGTCAAACTGCTTCTCAACGTCTTTCTCCTCGATGCAGAAGTGCATCGGGGTTACTTTCTCGGTTTTCTCTTTCTTTTTTGTGTTCGCCATAACTATTCAATTCTTGTTTTTTCGTTTTTGTAAATGTCCTCGTAGTACATCTTGATTTGCAGGTCAAGCATCATGTCGGTAAGTTCCTCGTAGGTTTTGTGCTGCAACTCGTCAACGGTCAGCTCGGAGTAGTTTGCGATGAATTTCGCCATCTCGTATGTGCTGTTCTGCGGAAACGCAGCGCTGTAGTTGTACGGAATCACCTCGATGGGTATTGGCGTGCCGACTTTCTTGATGGCGGCGCAATGACCGAAAATCTTCTCGATGTTGTGCGTTTTAGCGCCCGTGCGTTTCAGCACCACCCAAGAGACGGAGGTGTCTATCTTCAGCACTTTGGCGATTGCTCTCACCCACACAGCGCTCTTTTGGAATTTCGGTATGCTTGAGATGCCGACAAAATCAAGCATCTCGCGTGTGTCGTTTTCCGACGGGTTGTACTTGACCTCTATTTCTTCTTCTTTAGGCAAGTCTGCGGGCTTGATTTCTTGAATTGTCTGTTGAGGTTGAGGTTCTTGAACTTGCTTTTCAATTTCTGCCGCTTGTTCTTGCTGCGTCTGCTCAAGCCCGATTTCGGGCAGTTGCTCTACGGTTTCAGCCGTTTGCACCGTTTCGTTGGTGTCAACGAACTGCTCTTGTTTTTCCTCGGCTTTCTTAGTGGTTATCTTTGCGGTGTTGCCGCTTTTGCGTGGTCTTCCCATAGTAGAATGTATTTTAACTTAAAACTTTCGTGATTATCGGCAAGGCTGCGTATTCAACAGCCTGCAACTGGTTAGGTATCTGCGAATCGTACACGTAAGGGCAATGACCAATCAGGTTGTTGAACTTTAGCTCAATCTCGATGTATTTCATGCCCTTGTAGTTGTCTTCTTTGACCTCGACCGCGCTTATGAGCGTCATCACAGCCATCTTGCGGCGAACGTTGTCCCAAAAGACGACTGGCAGTGTGCCGGAGACAAGCCCTATCACGGTGTTCATATCGTCATTGCCATTGGCTATTGACGGGTCTCTTCTTACCACAAGGTCTAAGGTTATGGTTGTCGCCTCTCTCGTGATTACTTCGGGGAAGTCGGCTCTCACCGTATCACTGTCGGCGTATGTCTCTGTGTATATGTTCTTCACTTTTCCGAAATCCTCAAGACCAGTGCATTTTCGGTAAAGCAGCGTTCTGCCAGTCCCGAGAACGTAGTTGTTGATGTCAGTCCAAGTCCAAGAACTGTTTGCGTATTTTCCTATATATACGTGTACGTCTTGTATTTCCACGTGATTTCTATTTTAATTGTTAATCAGTATTTTCGTTTCGACACGGGTCTTAGCCTTCCTATAAACCTTGTCGGCGGGCAGCCCATCTCTTTTCTTCTCTTGAAATTCTCCTCGTTGTATATCGGCTTGAGTATGTGAGAAATCCTCTCTGTCGGTTTGCTCAACTGCGATGCGTAGAACGACAGATAGCAGTAGTTCTTGTCGGTCTTGTATATGTTCGCAGACTGCAATGGCAGGAACATTCCGAGTTCCTGCTTGCAAGTGTATGGGTTCTCGTCCCACAGCAGACGCGCACCTTCGAGGTTGCTCAACGATATTGTGACTAAAAAATCCTGCACAACAATTCAAATTTTCGGTTGCAAAAATAAAAAAAATTATAAAACAACGGCGTTTTGACCTTGAAAATCGACAATGGCGTTGCCATTGCCCTTGATTTCAACGTGCGAGTCCCCCACAACGTAAAGCTTGCAGAGCCGCCACTCCTCTTCAAGGTTGAGAGTGCAGTTGCAGTCTATGAGGCAATATACGGTCGATTTGGCTTTTATCTCGCCGTTAAAGCGGCAATAAAGCTCGGAGGTGTACTTTCCATCATAAACGCAATTGCCGTTCAAATAAGGCGCAAAATCACGGCAAATCTCGTCAGATGTCATGCCCCACCCCTCGTCTATCGCCTTGCACAAAAACTCTATAGACTGGATTTCAAGAGCCGCCTTGAAAATCTCCATCTTGCTCTTGGCGTGCATTATCTTCAAAGAATACTCTTTGCAAGCTGGCGTGTTCGCCTTTGCACGCTCGAAAAAAGACTCTACGCTCTTAATCATTCTCGCCTCCTTCCTTGATACGGTCACCAAAATGATACTTGAAATCGCGTTCAATGCAAACGTTCTCTATCACCGTCACGAACGGAGCCGGTTTCGGATCACCTGCTTTATGATAATACTCGGTTCGCAAGCAACTGTCGGCCTTGTCGCATCCAATTCCTCTGCAATGACAATTATAATAGATGAATTGGTCACGCTCCCGAAGATATCGGTTACTTTTCCTATCCTTGAACATTTCCATCGCCAGCTTTCTGTGCAAAAACCGCTGGTAGCGTGCAGGCTCTTTAAGTAGGCGATTGTAGTCAAAGTCGTATTTATTCAATATGCCTGCATGGAACACAAATGAATCTGTGAGTGCTTCCTGAGCCGATTTTAGCTCATGAACCAAATCGAAATCATCGCCGTACTTGCTAATGATGAGTTCCGTGATGAAGTCAATGTTGCAACCGTGTTTACCGTTCTTTACATTTTTCTGGTCATAAGTAAGGCCTTTCGAAAGCCCGAGCACCCACACAGCAGAATCCCATTTAATCAGATACTTGCCGTATCTTAACCATGAAGACAAATGCTTGCAGGCGTAGAGATGCAAGCCTCCGATTGTATGTTTTGATTCGGTCGCCATATCGCGCATGGCATCCCGGTCTTTTTTGTCGAACTTATGAATAAATATTTCCATTATTTTCAAGCTATATAACAACTTATCGAATAATATCATACATACCTTCTGGTGCTTCGATGGCGAGCCCTTTTTCAAGAAGGCCACGGTAGTCGAAATGGTGGGCGTTCATCCAATCATAGAACTCTGTGGTTTTGTCATAGAACCTCTCTCCGAATGATTCAACCCATTCCAACTCTTCTCTCATATCGTCCCTTTCGTCATCGGTCATACTTGACATAGGGCGGATATAAGGTTTGACTGAAAATTTCTCGTCATCTATTAACCTAATGTAAGTGCTAACTGTGTCATATTTTACATTATCCACAGATTTTATATCTTTGTCTTTTATACAGACTTCTACTTTAATGCCATACGGCAACCTGCAGCAAAGGTCTTTCGTTAAAATGTCTTTATCTTTAGTCGTCATAATTTCCGAATTTATTCATACATACCTTTTGGCGATTCAAGTGCCAATCCCTTTTCTATTAATCCACGGTAGTCGAAGTGGTGTGCGTTGAGCCAATCAAACATTTTGATTTCATCTTTCAATGTAAGCATTTCGTCTATTATAATAGGGCATAAGTTTACACAATGAAATCCTACAAACTCTTTCTGTTCTTCTTCGGTCATGCTTGAAATCGGACGCAAGAATGGCTTAACTTTTTCAATTAAAAATCCGTATTGGAACACATCAACAGTAGGCATTCCTTTATATCCATCCAGTGTCACACCCATTGCAATATCAGAATCCAATCTGTTATCTTCAAGGTCAAGGTATTGAACCTTCACCTTATATGGCAATCTCGCACAAAGGTCTTTCAGTAATAATTGTTTGTCTTCGTTATTCATTGTCGCCTCCTTTCAAAAGCTGTTTATCGTCAAAAATGTTACCAATGACTACAACATCAACCATACTTAAATGGTTATGCAATACGTTGTGCATAAACTTTTCGCCGCATTTAAGTTCAAAACGACATCTTTCTTCTTTATAGACAACAACACTTCTGTATTGTTTCCAAAATTCATCAGGATAAAAAGATACAATATCTCCTTCAAATATCTCTTTGCCGTTTTTGTCAACAAGACCCGTAAATTGACCGACGGTATCTGGAACAACTTGAAACAAATCGTCTGTTTCGTCATCGTAGTGAACGCAAATCTGAGCAAACTTTTCATAATGGTACAGATCGCCGTACACCCACTCGCCGTTGTCGATGCGTTTGCCGCGAAACTTTATAACTCTATTCATTGTTTGCCTCCTCCCCGATGATAAGTTCTTTTGCGTAAGGCAACTCTTCGATGAACTTGCAAAACGCGCCCCAATCCTCTTTCAGCTTGTGGCTCTTGCGCTGTTTGTAGATGGTCGCCAATTGCTCGTAGTTGGTCGAAACGTGAACCGTCAGCTCCGCACCCATCGGGCAGTTGCTGATGATGCGCATATAACAATCGTAAAGAAAATTTGCGCGGTCAACAAACACATCATCATCTAACGTGAAATTGTTGTCATCCTCAAGGTATGAAAGATAGCTGCAATACGCTTCAACTGTTTCGTTCCACTCTTTGATGTGGTAAAAGTATTTTTGAAACATATTGTAATAATGAACAAGGCGGTTCACGATGTTCTTGACCGCTTTCGACACATATTTGTTGCAGCACTTGTCAAAGTCCATCTTCGTGATGCGGTGCATCATAGACGTGCTGCTCACGTATTGAAGAAAATGGTATCTCTGTATCTGCTTCGAGAAATACTGCGGGTATTTCAAGTCGAAAGTCACCAAGATGCCCGTTCTGAAATTCGAGTTCCCCGTTCCTCCTCCGAGTTTCGCCAGCTTCTTGCACCTTTCAAGACCTCTCTCAAACTCTTCTTTCGTGCATTCGGCGGGCTCAAGCCGCATAGCGTTGCCGCTCGCAACCACCGCCCTTTCAAGGTTGTAAACCTCTATGTTTGTAATTTCTACCATAACTATTTGATTTTTATAATGTTTTCTAAAAGTTCAGACTCTTCTACTTCATATCCGCCATCCCAGTCGGTGCATTGTATTTCGATTACCGCTTCACCGCTCAAAATCTTATCTGCAAGAATTTGTCTCATTTTCTCAACAACCTCTTTTGTAAAGTACAAATTCTGCACTTCTTGTTCTGTGCACGCAAGTACCTTAAATCTTTCTTCTTCCTTAGTAAATAGGTTGTCATACTTCTTTGAGAAATCTATGTTTGTATAGACAGTCTTGTTTATAGACAATCCTGGAACAGAAACACTGAACTTAAATACGTGGTTTGCTTCTACTTTTGCCATAACTTTCTATGTTAATTTTTCATTTTTTGGACGCATTATATTTACCATTGCTTAAAAGGCGTATGATAGCGCATAAATGTTGTAAGGGTTATATACGTATATATTACTACGTACAAGGAATAGTTTAATTCTATCTTTAATAGAATCATAGAAATGATAAGTATATTTATCAGTAATAGAAGATAAAAACTTTCCTATTTTCAAAAACCATCTGCTCGCTGGGCTGTACGCTTCTTTGTATCTGCGCTTGAATTTCCTTACAATTCCGCTTTCTTCGCACCTTTTGACAATTTCAATAACGTAGCTTCTTGATGTGTTGAGCCTCTTTGCAATGGTTGAGTATGAAACGCCGTTGTCGCGGAATCGCTCGATGTCGAAATTCAGTCTCTTTGCTCTGCTTTGGGTGTGTTTGAGTTCGTCAAAGTCTTTCGGGTCTTGGAGTCTGCGTTTCAGCTCCCAAATATACCCTATCGCCCTCATCGGTGCGGAGACCACGTGTTCTGCAATTTTGCGACCAATGGTTTTGATACTGTCGCCTCGCTTGTACTCTATCTTGAAATTACGTGTCTTTGAGTTGCTTCTAATCTTTGAAAAGTAAAGCGTGCCATCAATGATTCTGCAAAGGTCGAATGTCTGCAACACGTAGATGTATCCTTCGATAGTACGTGTGTTAAGACGAACGCCAGAAACACGCTCGTAGGCATTCCGCAGTTTGCAAGGGTTGTAGTTTTCGATTTTTGCGCAACTGTTGTTTCTCAAAATGAAAAGAAACGCCACCGAATCGCAAAGTTTGATGCAGGAGATGTCTTTGTTGTTCTTGAATACGTGTTCGCGGTCTTGACCCCAAGACTGGGCAAGGCGTTTGGACAAATTGAATGTGATGGTTTGCGGCTGATTTAAACAACGAACGGCAGTCACCCCGTCCGAGTTTCCCCGAACAAAAGGCGTTCTGCCGTTATCGTTAATATTTGCTGTCGCAGTCATCATATTCACATTCACTTTACTTAATATGTTGTCCTCTTTCTGCAAAAGCAGTTAAAAGCAAAGCGGCAGCATTAGACGGCTGCGACCAAACAATATTCGTTCAAAGAGCGCACTGCTTTCAGCAGAAAGAGAACGCTGCAAAAATACAAATTATTTCGTTCGCTCGGCACGAAAAGTGAAAAAAATTTTTTTGTTGTGTGTAATTATCTGACTATTAGAGAGAAAAAATTTTTTTTGAAAAAAACCATTTTTTTGTCGAACATATTGATAAAATTGTTATCTTTGCCGCAGATTTGAATACCAATTAAGATTTATGAGTAATACACTGATTTTCAACAAGAAGAATTTGATTAGAGCTCTTTCGTTCGGCGCGAGCTGCGCGGGTGTCAACAAGATGCTGCACATCACCGACTATATACATATATATGTAGAGGGCGGCGAAACAAAAGTGAAGATAGAGAGCAACAGCGCGAGCATCGCCGCAAAGACGTTTGTAGAGGCTGAACAGCCCGCATTTGATAAAATAGACGTGTGCGTTCCGGCTGACGGCTTGCAGAAGATTCTCGCCACGCTGACCGACTACAACGTCACGCTTGATTTCAAAGATTCTTTCTTTGAGGTGGTTTACGGCAGCGGCAAGGCTAAATTCCCGTTTGTTTCGTCAGACGAGTTTCCCACGAACTTCAACTCCGAGAAAGAGAACATGCTCAACAAGTGCGTGATGCCGTCGCAGACGCTCAAGTACATCATCAACTCCACGAAAAACTTTGTCGGCAGCGATGAGTTGAGACCGACGATGATGGCGGTTTGCCTCACGTTCTTGGAAGACGGCTTGGAGTATTGCGCCACCGATGCCCACAAGATGATTTGCGAGAAAATAAAGACCGAAGGAGTTGTCGGCGCAGGAACGCAGCTTCTGATACCGAAGACGACAAACCGCGCACTTGTTGGTCTTGTCGGAGACGGCGAACTTCCTCTTGAAATAAGGACATACGACAAGTTCGCGTCTTTCAAGGTCGGCGAGAACGAGGTGTGCTTCACGCTGCAAGAGGGGAAATACCCGAACTACCGCAGCGTGATACCGTCAAGCACAGTTGAGCATTTCAGTGTCGTCAAAGACGAGATTTTGGCAACCACAAAGAGAATGGAAAACCTCGCGAGCGCGTCTACGAAGACCGTTGTGCTTGAATGCTCTCAAAGCGAAATCAACATTCACGCAGAAGACGCGGATTTCGGCACGGGCGGCAACGAGAAGATAAACGTGAAAAGCTACCAAGGCGAGAACGGCGATGTGCAAATAGGTTTCAACGCTTATTTTCTCAACATGTGCCTTTCTGAAATCACGAGCCACGATGTGGTAATCAACATCAACTCTTCGAACAAGGCTGCCACGCTCACTGACGCGAACAGACCCGACAAGACACTGCTTATCATGCCCGTGATGATTAACGGATAATAATTACGACAAGCGCGGCGGAAAAATTCCGTATTATATTTTTTTTCATATTTTTTTGTATTTATAACATTTATCACCGCCGCGCTTTTTTTCAAATAATCAAATCATTAGAAAATGTATAACAACAAGATAACAGATTACCAAAAAAACATCAGAGAGCGCGACAAGAAAATCGTTGCACGCTACGAGGCTTTGGTTGCCGAAGGGTATATGAAGACTATCGCCATGCGCACCGTTGCCGAGGAATACGGCTTCTACAGCACCGCCGGCATCAACAGAATCATCAAGAAATACAAAAGAGACAATGCCGAGTAACTATCGATACGTGTGCAAGCCGTCTGTCAGCGGAAGCTACAAAGTGACCGTCAGACCGTACAGCGAACAAGAGGTGATTCACGAGCGTCTTGTGCTTGTCGCCGAAATGTGCATAATGAACCAGATTGCCGAGGATTTCGCCATACGTCTGACCAACATACCGTTTGTGATGGGGCATTACAAGATGTATGCTAAAAACATGCAGTACCGTTTCAACGATGTGAAAAGAAAGATAAACCGCAAAGTGCCTTAACAAAAGCATACAGGCGCATTTCAACAAAAGCGTGTGCGAGATTGTAGACGGTCTTGAAGACCACACCAAATGGGTCGAGAACCTAATGAAAGGTGAATTGATAAACAACGTCAAGTACGAGTTTGTCGATTGCGTTTTCTGTGTCGGTTTTCTCGGCGGTCTTGTCGATATTCTGAACACGATTCACAGAAAGATGTACGGCAAATGGTGCGAAGAGTACGATTCGGTAAAAGAAAGTTTGTGCTATATTGACGACTACGTGTCTTCGCAGCTGCTCAACGGCGAGAAAAAGCCAAAACTCAACGGCATCAGCGAAGCTTTGACAAAGTTCTTCACGCTGATACACGAAGAAAGCGTGAAATTTGTGGAAAAGTCAAAACAAGAAAGGAAGATGTTATGTTCAAAAGAGACGATTACGGCTTGAAACAAGCCAAAAGAGAGCAAGCGTACATGCTTATAGTCTCCGTTGACGGGAAAATAGCGGGTTATTACAAATACTCGACAGATGTACGAATCTTTGACACGAGGCATTTCGCTTCTTTGCAAAAACGGATGCTGATGATGAACATCAACGAGTACGAATGGATGACAGACGAAACACGAGAGACAAAAATCACGACAGCTGCTGATTTGTACGACAAGATACAATGGACAAGCAAAGGTTTCAAAATAGACGGAGAAAACGTGCCGATAAACTAACGGAACGCGCCAGCCACAAAGAGGCGCAAGATGTAAAATTTGTCATGATACTATCGCACGCCGGAGCGGATAAGTCCGGCAAACATACGGTGACAACAGAGACGGTCACACCGCAAAAAAGACGCAGCGTTCTTTAACCCAAAATTAAACAATAAAAACAAGCAGCCGTGAGCAATCATATCCACGAGCATTTTCACGGCTGCACACGGTGGTGAGGCTTGCGACGGAGCAAGATGTAACAATAGGACGCGGTTCGACCCCGCACACCACCGCAAAGGTTCTCGACAACCGAAATTCGGCAAAACCAAGGCTCGCCAAAACTCTGGACTGCCTTACAAACAAGAAGGCTCAAACGACACGTGCGATAGGGTGCTAAACGGATAGTCACCATGAACGGCGCAGACGGCAGAAATGCCGTTGAACTCGGAACGTAGGACATTAGTCGGTTCGACTCCGACCGCACGTGCAAAAACACAAAAGCAAAAAAGCAAATGGAGAATTTACTTGAATGGCAAAAAATGATTAGAAAAAACAACAGAAGAAGATGGAACGAACCGAAAAAGATAGAAAAAGACGTTTCGGGTCTTACATACGCCAAGCGCAAAGGCGTGACGTGCGTCTATGTTGACACCGAAACGGGCGAAATCATGCAGTTCGGCACGAGCAAGTCGCTTGCAAACAACTCTATATTGTGGGAAGGAATGTTCCCGACACGCAAGATGCAGGCGATTTACACAAAAGATTATGAAAAATTTATAGAAGAGTTAATTTTCAAACAAAAAAACAACAAGTCATGAGCAGAAGCAGAAGTTTAAGAAGATTTCAGAAAAGGCACATTTCAGATGCACTCGGTCTTGAAACGGTCATAAACCCGCACAAAAGACAACAGCCGAGAAAAGGTTACCACTTGCAAGAAATACCGATTTTCGTTGACGAAAACGGAGACGTGGTGAAAAACCAGTTCAAAGCATACAAGGTGCTTGATGTTTGGAAACACGCTGACCGTCACCAATATGTTGGCAGCAAATTCATTTTTCACGAAAAATAATCGAAGCGATGAAAATACGATACAGAAGAATCAAGAACAGCGACGGCAGCGTTGTTGACAAAATCGAAAGACTGCCTCAAGGCGATTGGATAGACCTGCGCACCCGTGAAAGAATCAGTGTTTTGAGCGGCGAATACCACGAGATAACGCTTGGCATTGCAATGGAGCTGCCCGCAGGGTTCGAGGCTGTTGTTTTGCCGAGAAGCAGCACATATAGAAAATACGGAATGCTGCTCGCCAACGGTCAAGGGGTAATTGACGAAAGCTATAGAGCAGACACAGACGAATGGCATTTTCTCGCCGTTTGCCAAAAAGCCGTAGAGATACCATCTAACACCCGTATCTGCCAATTCAGAATACAACCCAACCAGTTCGCGACACCATGGCAGAAAATCAAATGGTTGTTCACGCGCAAAATCGAGTTTATAGAGGTTGACTGTCTTGGCAACGTGGCACGAGGCGGTCTTGGTTCAACTGGTAGTAACTAAAACAATAATTATGGGAAGGATTGTTTCAAAGCAGCCAAACGGATTGTATTGTGTTTTTAGCACAATCGTTGACAATTTCACAATCTGCGACTTGACAGAGGAGGAATATATTGAATATCGAGTAGAAAAAGCAAAAGAGGAGGCAATGGAAGACGCAAAGCGTGTTCTGAAAAAACATTTGCAACCTTTTGAATCTGTGATAAATAATTTTAATCCTTCAAGCAATGAAGATTTACAAGATTTTATAAAACTTTTGAAACTTGTTGGTTGCGCCGATGACAAAATAAAAGAATTTGAAGAAAAAAAAATAAAACGGCTTGAAGAATATGACAAAGAGTGATTTAGACACCGCAATTACGATGGTTTACGGCAACCTCGGTCACATCAAGGACGTGACGAATGTGACTATTGACGATTTCAAAGACGAGATTGTCTGCACGGTTTCGGGTCACACATCCCACAATTCGGCGAAGACACCGATGCTTGCCCAGATGACACTCACCTTTGACAAACAAGAGGGTTGCTGGCGAATTTCGTAAACAAAAACATCAAAATTATGAAAGAGAAGGATTTTGTTGATAAAATTTTCTGTTGTGACGTAGTACAAGGTCTTAAAGAACTTCCCGACAATTCTGTTGATTGCTGCGTGACATCTCCGCCTTATTACAACGTTAGAGACTATGGTGTTGACGGTCAAATCGGGCTCGAACAAACACCTGCTGAATATGTTGAACGAATAACACAAGTGTTTTCAGAAGTTTTTAGAGTGCTTAAACCAACAGGTACGCTCTGGTTGAATATTGGAGACACATACAATGGCACAAAACTTGGAAACACAAACGCAAAATTCAAACAAGTAAATTCAAAAGATTTTAACAAAAAGCAATGGTGCGGGGCAAAAAACAAAGATTTGCTTGGTATTCCGTGGATGGTTGCTTTTGCGCTTCGTGACAAAGTTGGTTTTTATCTTCGTAACGACATTATTTGGGAAAAACCGAATTGTATGCCAGAATCGGTAACAGACCGATGCACAAGGGCGCACGAGTACATTTTTTTGATGTCTAAATCGCAAAAGTATTATTTTGACTACGAGTCCATAAGCGAGCCTTGTTCTGACCAAAAAAGAACAAATTTTCAGAGTGGAAGTCGCAGCAATGGTAAAAACAAAGACAGAAACGATAACGATTTAGGAGAACGCATCAAAACGTGGCAACCTCGCACTAAAACTTGCAATATGACGGTCAACCACCGCATACCCATGCACATAAATAGAGAGCTTGGCATACCCGACAAAGAATATACGGTAAGAAACAAGCGAACTGTTTGGCACGTGAACAGTTGCCCCGACCCGTGCGCCCATTTTGCCGTTTACCCCGAAAAACTGATAGAACCTTGCATTCTCGCTGGTTGCCCGAAAGACGGCGTTGTTTTAGACCCGTTTATGGGCAGCGGTACAACTGCAAAAGTTGCACAAAGGTTTGACCGCCATTATGTCGGTTTTGAAATCAACCCCGAATATGTAGAGATTGCAAAAAAGAAACTTTCGGCTGTTCAGAAAGAACTGTTTGTGTAAAAGCCAATCAAATTCTTGCGAAAAAACGAAGAGAATCGGGCTGGTTTGCCATAACAGAATTTGCCATAAATTTTTCAACCGTCTGATTCTCTTTTTGTTATGAAAGAAAATTTATTTTTATAAAAATGTTCAGCGTATTGGTATTTTTTGTATCTTTGTCACATCAAATTAAAACAAACAGTTATGAAAGAAATGAAATTTGAAATCCCCGCTGGATATGAGGTTGACAAAATCGAAACGCAAGACGGCCACATAGTGGTCACGTTCAAGGAAAAAGAGCGGGAACTGCCGAAATCTTGGGAGGAGTTCTGCGAAATGAACCCGATAAAAGACGGAGAGTGTTATATTGGAATTTCCTCAAATATCGTTGAAATTGACGAGCCTCTTGATAAAAGGCAACCTGAAGAAGACTGCAACATACTCCCCGACTACGCCACCGCAGAGGCCGTCCTAGCGCTGTGCCAGCTCATCCAGCTGCGCAACTGCTATAACGGCGACTGGGTGCCGGATTGGAACAAAAATGAAACAAAAGTTGTGATTGATTTCTGCCGTGATGGAGATTTAAGAACTTTTTACGCGCAAGGTGAGGTTTCATTACTTGCTTTCAAAGACAAAGAAACTGCTGAAGAGTTCCTGCGCTACTTCCGCGACCTCATCGAAAAATTGAAACCGCTGTACGGCATCAAGGAAGGAGGCGAGGAATGTTAAAAGAGACAAAAGACAGTTATGAAGGTATGCTTGAAAGCGCAATTTCTTGGTTCGAGGACATCGCAGAGATGTGTGCAAAACTCACAAGCGGCAATGTCTCGCATCAAGGCGCATCTATAAGAGGTAAAGCGATAAGAGCGGCAGAATATATAAAGAAAAGAATGAAAGGAGGTTTCTGATGGCAAAGAAAAAGCAAGAAAGCAAACACGTCTATCAGCTTGAATTAACCGAGCGACAGGCAAGGATATTGTCTTATGCATGTGACCAGTTCTCACGCCTTATCTGTGGGCAAGACTGGTCTTACCAAGAACTCTTTGAGGCTGCTTGGGAGAAACGCTGCAAAGAAGCCACCGGAAATATGATGGACAAAGAGTTTGAAGGCGGTTGGTATGAGATGAGAGCCGACGCGGAAGATATTTGCAAGCAGGCAAAGAAAAGATTTTGGGGTTGCGAATCAAACGCCATGTATGGAGTCAATTATGACGACACGGCAGATATTCTTTTCAGTATGCATCAAGTTTTAAGGCATCAATTATGGATTGACCGTCCAGAAGACCAAAAGTCACATATTACAGTTGATTCTAACGAAGCAATGCAGTATGGCAGCGAACCTTTGGCAAAAATCAAAAAAATCAAATAGTTATGCGTGAAATTAAATTTCGAGGAAAAAGCATAAAAGACGGCGAATTTGAATACGGAAGTTTACTAACTTATCAAAGAAGCATAGATATTGAAGGAGACGACCGCGTTTTTTCCGCAATAAGTTACGAAGGACTTGAACCAATAGAAGTTGAGCCAAATACCGTTGGACAGTTTACGGGTCTGTACGACAAGAACGGCAAGGAAATTTACGAAGGAGACATCGTTAAGGTGGATTCATTATGGTGCGAAAAAAAATGCACTATGATAGTATCGTGGATGGAAGATATGGGAAGATGGTTTATGTATTACACAAAAAACCACGGGTATCTTTATCCGCAAGATTTAGAAGAAATTGAAGTAATTGGAAACATTCATGAAAAAAAACAAGAAGATGAACAGTGATTTCGCATATTGTAAAGGTAAAATATTTCAGCAAGGAGTACTTGAAATGAAAGATTGCCCGAAAAGAAACACCTGTAAACGATACTTGCCGGTATTGCACGACGTTCATTTTACAGTACCGTCTATACCGCCAAAAAACGATTATCTTTGTTGGGTGCAAGCACACGAATGCGAGAAAAGAGATTACATTTTATATTTGAAATACAATGAAAAAAGTGAATAAAGACCCGTTCAGCAACGGTACGGAATATATGATGTTTGAAGACGCTTGCTGCTGCAAGTGCGTAAAGGCAAGTATGCCAAAAGGTGATTATACCTATACGAATTGCGACGAAAACAATATGCCGAACCGTTGCTCAATCCAACGCGATATTTTCACGCGAATGCACTCTTATGAACCTATCAAAGAGCTCACAATCCAAATCTGTCACGATTTCATTATGAAAGGCACACTTTGTCCGTATATGCAGACCGAACGTAAAAAGTACACAAAGAGAGACAAGAACCAATTAAATTTAGAGTTATGAGCGAATATCACGTAAGGACAGACAAGAAAACAGGAATGCTTTCAACTCAAGTAAAGTCTATGCTTGAATCTCTCGGTTATGAGTTGCAAAAGCGCGGTTCGTTTTACTACATTGACCTCTGCCCGTGGAGCCATGAACGAATAGCAAGAGAACTAAACTGCTGCGTTACATCAGATTGGTGCGTTGAACCACATACATTAACAATTGAAAATTTAGATTTATGAAAGACCAGACATTTTACATTATTGAACTTGACGGAGTGCTGCAACCCACGCACTACGACACCTATGACGAAGCCTACAAAGGCATAATCGCCGCTTTCAAAGAAAATCCAGAAACCAAGTGCGGCGGCATCGCCAAATGCACCTACAAAGACCTAAACGTGACAATAAAAAACAAAAAGTAAACGATATGAGTAGAAGGTTTTATGTCATAATGTGTATATTCACGAGCTGCGTTATGCTTGCGTGCTTGATAAAATCTTTTATTGAAAAAGAATATTTTTTAGTTTTTTGCAATACGTTGTGGATTGTGGTAAACATTCAAGCCTTTGCAATATACAACAGAGCGGAAACAATCAAGAATTTCATAGAAGAAAGGTTAGATGAACATGAAAAAAGAAACAATGAAAGTGAGAATTAAAGACACAGACGAAATTGTCGAGGTGCGCAAAGTCGGCACAAACACCTACCTTGACGAAACAAACAAGGAAATCTACAATAGCGAAGATTTCGACATTATCGAAGACACAAACAACGGCGGCAATATGCCCTTTGGCGTTGTGCCGCCCGAAGAGTTCTTCAAAGGTCTAAAAGAGGTCATCGGCACACGTGAAAAGCAGATGAAAGACGAATACGCGAAGATGATACTCTCTTACGAGATGTCGCTGACAATAGAGGTGGTCAAGAAAAGACCTTTCATGTCGCCCGAGAGAGTGTACAAGAAGGTGTCGCAAATCGTCAAAAACACCCTTAAAAGACTTGATTAGGATATGAACACGCAAGAACCGCTGCCGAGCATAAAAGAGGTCAATATCGCGGCTTTCCGGCTTGAAGAAAAGTACATGGCAGAAGAGAGAAGAAAAGCCGAAGACCTCAACGACAAGAAAGCCGCGTGGATGTCGGTGGCTCTCGAAAAAGGTTTGCAGAACCTCAATTCACGCGACAGAAAGTTTGCCGAACAGTACCTAAAAGAGAATGTTCACTACTCTCTGCACTTCATGTTCAAGCCGTGGCTTGGTCAATTTATTGAACAGCAAAGAGTTAGATACGGGCTTAAATAAGCGAAAAAATATTTTTATAAAAGTGTTGAACGTATAGAAATATTTTGTATCTTTGCGGTCGAAAAAGGTAATTTAAGTTCATCGGTCGGGCGGTGGTGTCAACCGTCTCTTCACCGCCTCAACCCGACCGATTGATTTTCAAAAAAAAAACAAAGAGACGGACAACAAAAAGAGACGGAATTATGGACAAACAAGACAAAGCGTTCAGAGAGGCTTGCAAGCATTTCTTTGATGACAACTGGGACAAGCCGCTCGAAAAAGAGAAAAAGAAACGCAAAACAGAGAAATTCGACTTCACAAAGGCTCTTGTCGAAATCGGAGTCAACGAAGAGGTTGCAAACGACTGGATGACTGTCCGCAAACAGAAGAAAGCTGCCAACACACGCACGGCGTTCAATATGCTGCTCGGTCAGCTCTCGAAAATCAGAGAGAAATACAAGATTACCAACAACGACATCATCATGGTCTGCGTGGCTCGTGATTGGCGCGGCTGCGCGGCTTCGTGGTTTGACAACATCAACTTCGCAGACTACGGCATAGATACCGCTGTACAAAACAACAATTTACCGAATATCAACCAAAACATACCGAATTATGGAAGAACAAGACATCAAGAGGCTTTTGTCAGAACTTTCACTGAGGAAGACCAACAGAACCAAGTCTTTTAAGCCCAAGTACGATTCGCCCGCCATAGCCACGGAAGAACTTTCCTACGCCGTGCAAGTCGAGGTGGAGACACTCGGTCACAAAATCATAGTTGACGAAGACCTTATGAAACGCTTGTCGGAGATTGGCAGATGGCTTGCAGACCCCGACGACACGGGCTTGCTTCTCTACGGCAATGTCGGGAGCGGCAAAACGACGGTTATGGACGCTATCTCTAACTTATTTTCTACCAAAAACATACAGCACAAAGGCGTGAACATCGGATTCAAACGGCTTGAAAGCGTGGAACTGTACCAGATGTACAAGTTCAAGTACTCCGAGTTCGACGAAATCAAGAAATGCCCGCTGCTCGCCATCGACGACTTCGGCATTGAGCCCGTCTATATCAACGTCTTCGGCACGGACATCTCGCCCATCAGCGAACTGCTCTACCACCGCTACCAGAACCGCCTGACCACAATCATCACCACCAACCTCGCCGTTGACGAGATACGCAAACGCTACGGCGACCGCATTGCCGACAGATTCAACGAGATGATGCACCCAGTGTTGTTTGCCAACGGGTCATATCGACAACTCAACAAAAAGAACCAGCAAAACCAGCAGCAATGAGAGAAAAACAACCAAAAATCGCAATGGAAGCTATCAGAGAGCAGATAGAGAAAACAGACGGTGTTGAATGCAGATTGAAACCGATGTTCAAACCTCAAGTGCTGATACAGCTTTATGACAAATACAAAACAGAAATTGATATTTACGAATATGCGTCGCCAATATTCAATGTTTTCACAGGGGGTGAATCTATAAGCACGGTAATTTTTCATTTGTCTGTGTTGCCAAAAGAACTTAAACCTCTTATGATAGACAGAATGATGTGCAACGCTGTTATCGTCACTCCTTGGTACAGTCACACGATTTTAGGCGCGATGGCAGAAGTTAGAGAGGCAAAATTGTTGATTTATGTTGAAAACCACGATGCGGAAAAATTGATTATAAAACACATAAAGCAATGAATAAACGTATCAAAGCAAAAAGAAAAACACGTCTGACAGACAACGAGGTCAGAGAGGTGGCGAAAATGCAGCAAGAGATTGACGCGATGTACTATATGCTGTTCCACCTCGCGGCTTTCGCAAGAGGTGACGGAGATGGCTACGCGCTGCTTGCTTCATCAGACGATGCCGTAAACCACAGCGTCAGAACACTTTACAATTTCATCAAAGAACACAGAGAAACCAAAAACGAGTAAAAATGAAAGAAATCAAGGTACAATTAAAGCACGCACAGATAGATGCGCCGCTCGAATGCACGATGAAGTTGAACGACGAGTTTTTCTTTGTCGATAACTACCATTTTGCGCCAATCATCATACACGAAGAAAGATACATTCCTGTAGAGATGAAATACTACAATTTGATGTGCGGATTTTTGCGAACACATCACAAAGAATGGCAAGAGTACATCAAAAAAGCGAAATTCGACCCTACAAACAACAAGGTTTACGACCTAATCAGAGCAAACAACGTGAGAGAATGGCAAAATAAAGAATCAAAAACTAAATGATATGTTACTTAAAATAACAACAGACGCAACGTGCGTTCCAAAAAAAACAGCGTTAAAACTTGAAACGTACGGCTTTGACGTTGTATATAAGAAAGACGAATACCGACACAAGAGATATTTTGTCAATATAGACAATATTGAGCAAATTATCAACATCAGAAATATTCTTCAATGCGGTATAGAAATTATTGACACCGTTGGAGAAGGGAAAAACATACTGAACATCGAAAGAACAGACTTGTATTAGAAAATGAGTGAAAGAATCAGAGAGGAAAAGAAATGACAATTTTCATAAAAATTAAAACCAATCGTATTTAATAATTTTGTATCTTTGCGGCATGATTAAAGCGTACAAATATAGGCTATACCCGACAGCGGAGCAAACGACTTTCTTTGAGAAATCGTTTGGCTGCTGCCGATATGTCTATAATTGGGCGTTGCAGAGAAGAATTGAAACATACCAAAACAGCGGCGAAAGACTAAGTTATGTGTCTATCGCAAAAGAACTCACAAGCCTCAAAAAACAAGAGGAGACAGAATGGCTGTCCGAGGTTTCAACACAATCTCTGCAATCGTCAATACGCAATATGGATGCCGCGTTTACCCGCTTTTTCAGAGAAAAGAAAGGTTTCCCGAAATTCAAGTCAAAGAAAAGAAACAAAAGCTCGTTTCAGTTTGTTCAACAAGTGTATGTTGATTTTGAAAGCAAACGCATTCAAATGCCAAAAGTAGGCAAAGTGAAGTTTGCCTGCGATAGAACATTTGTTGGCAAAATCGGCACGTGTACCGTGTCTAAATCACCGACTAACAAATACTATATATCCATAACCGTTGATGACGGCGAACCAATGCCAGAGAAGCCGATGATTGAATTTAACACGTCGGTTGGTATTGATGTCGGCATCAAGGATTTTGCCGTTATTTCAAACGGCCAAGTGTTCGATAATCCTAAATTTCTTGAAAAATCGGAAAAGCGTCTAAAAGTGCTGCAAAGACGGCTTGCGAAAAAGAAGAAAGGCAGCAAACGCAGAGAACGCGCAAAACTTGCAGTCGCAAAACAGCATGAGCGCATAAGAAACAAGCGTACCAATTTTATTCACCAAGTAACATCGAAGATTGTGCGTGAGAACCAAACCATAGTCGTAGAGGACTTGAATGTGGACGGTATGCTTAAAAACCATTGCCTTGCCAAAAGCATAAGTTCTGTTGCGTGGTATGAATTTTTCAGACAGTTGCAGTATAAATGCGATTGGTACGGAAAAAACCTTGTGCGCATTGGGCGTTTCGAGCCGAGTTCAAAGATGTGTTTATGTGGCAATGTTTACAAGGATTTGAAACTGTCACAACGAAGATGGGTGTGCCCGTCTTGCGGTCGCGACAATGACAGGGACTTACTTGCCGCAGTGAACATTCTACGATTCGGCTTGCAGGAACAGAATTTAATAAACAACAATAAATCACCCTACGTGGTAGGGGTAGAGGACGCGGAGTGGTCGGCACTGGCCGACACGTTGAAACGTCAATCTATTTAATCTTAAAAAATAGAAATCACGTGACGAAAAGTACACAAAAATACGGTTTGCCATATATGGGCAGCAAATCGACCATCGCGGAATGGGTCATAAGCCATCTTCCGAAAGCGGACACGCTTGTCGATGCTTTTGCGGGCGGTTGCGCACTAACGCACGCGGCAATGCTGTCACGTAAGTTCAAACGCATAATAGCAAACGACATCACAGACGCGCCGAAACTGTTCATTGACGCTTGCAACGGCTTATACAAAGACGAGAAACGGTGGGTTTCACGCGAATATTTTGAAGCAAACAAAGACAACGACCCGTTTGTCCGTCTGATTTGGTCTTTCGGCAACAACCAGAGATACTACATCTACGCGAAAGACATCGAAGAGCGCAAACACGCCATCCACAACGCCGTACACGACCGAAAAACGGCTCAACTGTCGGCAATAGGGCTGATAGACCAAGAAGACGCAGAACCTATTGAAAAACGGCTTGAAAGCATTGACGACACGATGCAAAGATACCAGCTTGTCAAGCGCACCATCATCAAACACTCGAAAAACATAGACGCACGGTGCGAGACACTTGAGCGCACCGCGAGGCTGCAACACTTGGAGCGCACCGAGAGGCTGCAACACTTGGAAATCACACAAAAAGACTATAGAGATGTCGAGATACCGAAAGGAAATACAATCATATTGGCGGATATTCCTTACCGCAAAACAGCCAAATACCTCAACGACTTTGACCACGAGGCATTCTACGAATGGGCGTTGGCGCAGAAACACCCAGTGTTCGTCTGCGAGTACGACATGCCGACACCGCCGTTCACGCTTATAGACCAAACATTAAAAAACAGCCAACTTTCGGCGACCACAACAAAAAAAGCGACCGAAAAGCTGTTTGCTTGCAATTTAACCGACAAAACAGAAGGTCAGATGAAACTTTTTTAGAAAAACACAGATTATGGAAGAGGTAAAAACAACAAAAAGAACACCAGAGGCAATAAGAATGTACAACGACATCAGCGAGGATTTTCACGTGATTGATGTCATTGTTGACAAACTTTCTGTTTTGCGTGAGATTTCAAGCACCTATGGCAAAGACACGACTTTGAAAGCGGCAATCGAAACACTTGAAGACCAGCAGTTGAGAATAACCAACGGAATATTCACCAAATTATCCAATAAACGATGAACGAAATCGCCACTTTAGCCACCATCGCGGCACTGTTCGCGCTGATAGTGAAGAAAAACAACAAGAAATCTTAACAAAATTGCAAAATTATGAAAATCGAACAAGAAATTTATCTTAAAGAAGAAGGTTTTAGTCCAGAAAAGTGTACCGCATCGCTTGAATCGCCCGTATCATCAAAATTTGTGTCTGTAAGGATAAACGGTGAAAGACACGAATATTTCAACCTGCGCAAAACATCGCTTAATGAAATCGTGGATATAATGCTTTTGCGCACCACGTCGGAAAAAGTGCTTGAAGAGCTGAAAGAAATTGTGAAAAAACTTGAAAAAGACACACAAGACAAAGAACTGCTCGACAAACTCAAAAACCCGCCGCAATTCTCACCTTTTGACAGCGACTTGTTCACCGAAAAGATTGCAGAAACAGCAAACAAGACCGCGAAAGTCAGCCACGACCTCGAAATGAAGAGGATAAAAGCCAAACTCATCGCCGACATCTGCACAGAACTCGTCAAAACGCCAATCCGACACGAAGACGTGCCGCAAATAGCGCGCGAAATAGCAGACAAAGCATTGCAAAACCTCTAAAAACCCAGAAATTATGAAAGAAAACACCACAATATTCGTCGTCATGACCGGCGACACCCCGGAAGCCGCATTCTCGTCAGAAGAACTCGCGGATATGTTTGTCGCCACCCACGAAAGAGACTACCACACATATATACAACCCCTCGAACTCGACAAAGCCGACAGATACTTCGACCCCGAACAACACAGGAGACACAAAGAAGACTTTGACGAAATCCAAAAAGCCGTACTGCGAAAAATAAACAACGAAGAAAAAAGCGCGGAGAACACACGGCAAGAAGCAGACAAAGTTACGCCGATAACATCTTACGGCGAATACAAACAAGTGCGCGTGACGTGGGTCGATTCAATTACGGGCGACTGTGCTTGGCAGCTGACAGAAGGCTTTGAGGACTTTCCGCCCGTGACGGCTGTGACGCTCGGATTCGTGGTCGCGGAAGACGATAACCACATCACGATAGCACAAAGCCTCGCATCTCCACCTCAACAGGTCTGCAACACCATGTCGATACCGAAATGCTCAATAATAAAAACAGAACAGTTATGACAAAAGAAGAAATCGAACAAAAAGCATTGGATTTATATCCAATAAAACGAGAATACACGTCTTTTGGTTTGGAAGAAGATGTAAACCGCGAAAAAAGAAACGTTTTTATATTTGGTTTTACAAAAGGCTTGACCGCCAATTGGATTAGCACAAAAGAACGACTGCCAGAACCGACAGCGGTTTCAAGAAAAACTTATCTTTGTAGAGACGACAAAGGCTATTACTATGTAATGGCAAGAAATGTTGACGGCTGGTCTTGCCCAAGCCGCTGGTGCGCAGAAAATGTGATAACTCACTGGATGGAAATTCCCGATTTAGAATAAAACAACAAAAATCAATAGCAATGAAAGAGATTATCAAACAAGGAAACCCCAAAAAGTACATACACACTTGCACCGAATGCGGCTGCGTGTTTACCTACGAACCCAGCGACTTGTCTGGCTTTCGCATTGTCGATTGCCCATGTTGCAAAGCAAAACAATCAACAGCAAAAGACACTTTGTATGAAAAACACAGCGAACAACAAACATCAAGACATACTTCGTGCGAAAACGCAGGCGTAAGCCAAATCGCCAAAATGCAACGGAAAATAGACACCTTCAAAGCCGCACTGCTGCATATAAGCGAGAGAATCACACACGGCAACAAATGCAACATGGTCGTTTTGGAACCAATTGACGAAACAGACCGCGCGTTCATCAACAAAATCATTGAGTTTATCGACGAACATCAAGAAAAATGTTGAAAAGTATCGACACAAACGGCAAAAGCTACGTAATTGTGGCTGAATACAGAAAATACGAAGACCTCGCGACGGCTATCGACATTCTTTTTTCTTATTGCAAACTGACAACAAGGGGAGAAATCTTTGACCAAAACGGGAAAATGACGAAATTCGCCGTCAAAAAGGTGAATTTCAAGCATTGCCTGATATACGAGGCGTAAAAAAACGAATGACTATGAAGATTGCAACACTTACGATAATCGCGCTCGCTTGGGTGCTCGTTTCGGGTCTGTACTACGCCTTTTTCAAAGACGACTACATAGACAGAATTTCAACAGTCAGAATGCTCAAGGAGTTTGGAAAGAAGCCGGACTTCGAGGATATTGCCTATTTTGTCCTCGTACCGATCGGCTTTGTGTTTTTTACGCTGCTTTTCGCAACAATGTTCGCCGGAACACTTATAAATTGTTGACAGTATGCAAAAGTTCGGAATACCCTACATGGGGTCAAAATCGACAATAGCGGAGTGGGTAATCAGCCACCTGCCGCCAGCCGACAACCTCGTTGACCTCTGCGCTGGCGTGAACACAATGTTCCTGTGTATGCTCGTAAAGTCTGTCAAATACATCGCCGCCTCTTACCGATGGTACTTCGGATTAGACAAAGACAAATCAAAACAGAAAGAACTTTAACCTCTACCAACAAAGACCCTTACTCATCAAGGGTCTTTTTTTTTAACCATAACAACAACTACTGAATGACCTTTGAAACGGGAAAATTATAAAAAAGGTACTGAATAAGTTTTAACTCGTGAAAAACCAATGTCGTAATAACTACTGAATAGGTTGAAAACTGAAAAATCCTGCGGGGTGACGGTCGGTCGCTGGTCGGTGGTCGCTGGGGTGGGTCCCCACCCCGTGTCATCATTGCAAAATTGTAGAATCTTACATGGTGCAAAAATACGCTTTTTTGCGCCGGAAACGCGGCAAAAATAAACTATCATATTAAAACCTATATAAATATACATTTGCCGCAAAAAACGCGCCAAAAAACGGCTGTTTGAAAAAAGTATATTGATTTTCAACACGTTACAAAATATTATTAAAATTTTGCTTTTTGATAGCTTTTTGTTAACTGTTTTGCGTGGTGCAAAAAAAAACGGCAAAGATATAAACCTTTGCCGTCCTGCTGGTTTTTTTTGTCGCTGCTGTTACGCCGTCTGTTTTTGCTCTTTGTAAATTTTTGTTGCAACTTCGTAACTAACATTAAGCGCGGCGGCGATTGCTGCTATTTTTTCGCTGTCTGTTCCTGCTGCAATTTTTTCACCTACTTTTTTTGTGGCTCTCTCTTTTGCTGCTGCTTCTCTTGCGGCTTTTGCGGCGGCTGCGGCTCTCTCT